ACACCGTATTCAACGGTACGTGGACCATCTCGGGTCACACTACCACCACGGTTAGTTTTGCGCTGACACACACCAACATTACCGAAGCAAATGTTACGGGTACCATGACTTACTCGTACAGCCAGAACCCTACATACGCTACATTTGCAGCTAAGCACCGTGGTCTGGATGGAAACAACATCCGTATCCAGATTGCTCAGTCAAAGGCTATTCGTGAGACTGGGTACTACGATGTGACCGTTCTGTACGAAGCTGGTGTTCCTGACACCGTTGTTGGAAACGTTGTTACTGCAAACGCTGGTGACGACACAATTGTTGAGCAGTTCAATGGCGTTGTTTTCAATGACCCACTGTCTGGTGACTACATTGTGTCTGTTCTCGAATTTGGCTCAGCCTATGTTCGTGTACTTGAAGGTGCTGTTGTAGAATACCAGAACGACGGTTCGCTGGTTAGCCCAGAGGTTACTTACACCGTTGGTGGTGTAGGAACTCCTACAGTAGACACAGTGTTCCCACTTTCAGGTGCTCCTAGCCCCGAGAATGCCCTTACATATGGTGACTACACAGGTAACTTCTACGTTGCAGGTCCCCCCGCAACTGGTTATGATCCTGCTACTCCATCGGGAACGTTCAACGTTGATGACTGCGTAGTCTTCACGGAGTTCGAGACAATTGACAAGCCACTGGTGTTCTTCCTGCCAGACGTAACGGCAAAGATTGCTGACACCCCAACTGCTACTACCCTCAGCGGTTGGACACGCGCCAAGGACGTCTACAACGCTCTTATTGAGTGGGTTGAGGCTCCTAAGACCAACGGCCGTCACTTTGTTGTTGTTGAGACAGATGGTGGCCTGAGTGTTGACGGTGCTATTAGCGTTTCTGGTGATCTCACCGAAACCAGCCGTGCAGCTGTTTACTACCCTCACGTATACATCAAGGATCCAGTAGGTCGTTCGGGTGCTTCGGTACGTCGTATCGGTCCTTCGGGTTCTGTTGCAGGTCTGTTCCTGAACACTGACCGTTTGGTTGGTCCCTTCAAGGCAGCTGCTGGTATCGACACCAAGATCGTTGATGCTATCGCTCTTGAGCGTGCATTCAGCTCAGCTGATCTTGACGCCCTAAACACAGGTGTTACCACAACGGGTATCATCAGCGGAAAGAACGTTGTAAACGCTATTCGTAACGTTCCTGGTGCTGGTGTTGTTGTTATGGGTGGCCGTACTCTCAAGCAGGATGGTACAGCTAACCGTTACGTCAACATGCGTCGTTCGCTGACCTACCTGGAAAAGCGCCTGAACGACCTGGCCTCGTTTGCTGTATTCGAGAACAACACTGAGACACTGTGGGCACGACTCATCACTGTCGTAGGTGCGTTCCTCAATGAGTACCGTAACCAGGGTGGTCTTCGTGGATCCACCGTTGCTGAGTCATTCTACGTAAAGTGTGACGCAGAGAACAACACTCCCACCACTATCGCCGCTGGCGAGGTTCACGTCGAGGTTGGTGTTGCTCTTGAGTACCCAGCTGAGTTCGTGGTTATTAACCTCAGCCAGAAGACCGTTTAATCACTGAAGGAGAAAGTAATAAATGGCTGGTCCAACTATTATCAATAACCGCTCAACTCTTGAGACGGATCCGATTAGGAATTTCCGATTCCTGGTCACATTCAAGCCCCTGACTGGTGGAAACACTGGTGGTGGCTCATGGCTGCAGACTGCGTCTAAGGTCACCATTGGATTCACCTCGGTATCGGGTCTGTCGGTAAACACCGATAGCATCCCCTACCGTGAGGGTGGATACAACACCACGGTTCACCAGATTCCTGGTCAGACCACATTCTCACCAATCACTCTGCAGCGCGGTGTCGTTCTCGGCACGTCGCAGCACTGGGACTGGATGCGGAAGTTGTTTGCAACGGTTCAGAACGGCACATCTTCACTCCAGGGTGAGAACTTCCGCGCTGACGTTGAGATCGAGGTACTCACACACCCAATCGCTGGTTCTGGTGGTTCAAATGTAGAGCTTACTTCGGACAACTACAAGGACCACGTTTCAGCACGTTTCCAGGTATACAACGCTTGGCCTACAAGCATTGCTTACTCGGACCTTAACGCTGGTGACAACGCCCTCTTCGTAGAGCAGCTTACGCTGGTTCACGAGGGCTTTGACATGACGTGGGCTACCGACCTCACTCAGGGCGGAAGCGCTCCCGCGTTTAACTAATAGCAATAACTAGGAGAATAATTCGTAATGGAAAACGTAAAAACAGCCTCAGGAAACCAACTCAATAATGACCTTATTGATCAAGTACTCTCGGCTACAGAACAACCTGAAGAACAAAATATTCACATCACTCCTCCTTCGGATACTCAGGTGGATCTCCCCGCTGGCTACATTACGCCAGACGGGGAGGTCGCCCGAGTAGCGGAAGTTCGCGAGCTAAATGGTCGCGATGAGGAAGCCCTCGGAAAGAGCGGTGGCGGAGCAAAGTCGTACAGCGTACTTCTTAGTCGTGCCGTTGTTTCTATCGGAGGACAGCCCGTCACCGAGCAGGTTCTTGATTCTTTGATTCTTGGAGATCGAGACGCACTTATGCTCGGTATTTACAAGGCAACATTTGGTCACACGGTAGAGCTGGTGGGTATTTGCCAGGGCTGCGGAGACTTTAAGACTGTTGAAGCAGACTTAAATCGCGATGTGACAACAAAAGTATTGACAGATCCTGTAGCTGATCGAACATTTGTAGTTCAGGGACGTAGCAAGGAATTCCTTGTTACTCTTCCTACAGGTGCTCTGCAAAAGGAACTTGCTAATGCGGGAGACAAGTCAGCTGGAGAAAAGAATACGATTCTCCTTCAGAACACTGTTCTTGAGATTGACGGAAGCCCCGTAATCGGTAAAGCACAGGTTCAAAACCTAGGAGTAATGGACCGAAACACCATTGCTGCCGAAATTGGTAAGCGACTACCTGGCCCACAATTTGAGGACATCACACTCAGCTGCCCTGAATGTGAGGGAATGGTGGTGGTTCCGTTTAATCTCGGAACTTTGTTTCAGCTCTAAAGTATCTTCCTACGAAAACCTGATGGTGGACTGGGTTGTTTTAACCAACTTTTTCCCTGGATGGTCCTTAGAAGAAATTAAGTCTCTTTCACCCAGAGAAAGAAAAAACTGGATAGACCTCTCTACGGGGTTTAGAAAAGCCCAAGTAAGGATTTAGCGTATGCCAGAAATCGATAGCTTTGAGAAGCTCGTTTCTGTACTCAATGAGGCAAAGAAACTGTCGTCTCAAATTGAGTCGTCTTGGGAGAAGATTGAGAAAGCTTCTAAGGGAGCGTCAGAATCAGGCATTGGCGGAAACGTTGGTGGTCAAGCTGGTCACTCTAAAGGACGGCAAGTCGCATCCAGTTTTTCTGGTAGCGGTGCACCCAAAAAGACTGGGGCCATGCCTTCTCAGGGAGATATGGCCGCTGGTGGTGGAACTGGCTTAGGCAGGGTCGCTGCAGCTGCTACCCGCGCAGTTTTTGGTGGTTCTCGCGGAGGTGGGAGGGGTTCTGCCCTTAACTCTTTTATGCAGATGCAGCCAGAACAGCAGCAATCTATTTCTAGTAACTTGTTTGGTTTGGGGGATGCGCTAGCTCTATTCCAAAACATGTCTTCAGCAACTGCTCAGTTCCTCCCTGGTGTATCTGACACCATGAATCGTGCCACAAAGTATTACAATGCCACTACATACGGTGGAAACCAAATGTCTCGCAATGCTGTTCAGTCGGCTACATTTGGCACGCTTGGCGGTATGGCTGGGATTACTTCTGCTGGATCTGACGCTGCTGTTGCACAGATTTTATCTGGTCGTGGAATGACTGTTTCATCAGATCCAAACAGCACGTACCAGCAGACCTTGCGTACGGTAGCAAATGCGGGGCGCTATCTCAACATCTCCAATGAGCAAGCTGCTGCATCTGTAGAGGGGCTGACCTCTGCTAAGGGTTCCGCAAATATGCTGCGTAACTTTGGTATTTACACGGCTGATCTGAGCACAGGTAAAGAAAAGACTCAGGGGCAGATTTTCCAAGAACTGGCTGACCGACTTACCGCTGGTCGTGGACAAGCCACAGTAGAGCAGACGCAGGCGTCTATCCGTCGCGGCGCTCTGGGTGTGACTATTGACTCCTTCTTCCAAGGAGATCAGCAAGGTGCACAAATGTTCAAGCAGTACATGATTGAACGTGCTGGTGGAAAAACGATGGACCTCTCGCAGGCCACTCCTATGGGTGGTCCCGCAGGCAACCAGAACCCTCTGCAGCCTCAAATGAATTTGGCGACAAAACAAACTGGCGCAATGGGCATGGCTGAGTCAGAATTCATTAAGGGTGTTACGGCTGCCACAGGAGCACTCAGTGCCCTGACAGATGCGTCTGGTGGTCTTGCGTCTGTGATTGGTGGGGCTTCCTCCCTTTTGCAAACACTTCTTGGTAATCAGAGTTTTAAGGGTCTGACTAGCGGCGCTACCTCTCTTGTTAACTTTGCTAGCAAGGGCATCACGGGAATTAGCAACACTCTTGCGGGGCTAAACCCACTTAACCCCGCTCCTTCACTCCTTCAGGCGGGAGTAATCGCGGGTGGTATGACAGCTGCAATTGGCGGTGTTGCAGCTATGGGCGGTGTGGCTCAGATGGCGGCTAATGCTTTTGGCGGAACTGGAGGGTCTTCTTCGTCATTAACGGGGTCTATAGGAAGCCCTTTTTCTGGAAAGGGAGCGTCAGTATCTACGGCGTTTAATCCATCAAGCGACTTCAGTAACATTCCTGGTATGCGACAAGGAGACGCTGTAACCAGTTCTTCTGGAACTGGATCCCCCGCTATTGGTCAAGCTATGGTTTCTCTTGATTACCTCTCAGGAGTTCAGCACACCACAGAATATGGTGAACCTCAGGCGGTTGTTGGAGGAATTCACCACGGAACAGACTACGGCCTTCCTGCTGGAGCAGATGTTAAAGCGGTTGCCGACGGTGTGGTATGGAGCGTCATCACTTCAGGTCAGGTTTGGACTCAGGCTCAAATTGACTCTGGTAGAGGTCCTGGTGGAATTGACGGAAACCAGGTAAAGCTCAAGCACACAGCTGCTGATGGAACGGTGTTCTTCAGTATGTACAACCACCTATCTCAAGTACTGGTTTCCACAAGTGACCAGGTAACTAGAGGACAGGTAATCGGTAAGGTTGGTCGAACTGGCGCTGCCACAGGTCCCCATCTTCACCTGGAATTCCAAAACTCTCATGGAACACCCATTCCTCCAGGAGAAGTTATGGGATATTTGGAGGGGGCAAATAGTGGTGGACAGGCAACTAGCTCCTCGGGGTCGTATAGTCAAAAGGCGCTTACAGATGCTATGACCCAAGGGGCTAAATATCAGCAGATGCCCACCGCTGCAGTAAACGCGTTTAACACACTGCAAAGTCTCTACTCTGGAGATACATCACAGATTCTTGCAGCTGTTAATACTATGGGCGGTACTCTTGGAATTAGCCCTAGTATCTTAGGGCAGTACATGAACGCGACTAACCCTACAGCAGGTACCCCTGCCGCATCAGCAGCGGCTGCTGCTGCCTCTGGCGGTGGGGCGGTAAACAACAACGTTAGTATTACAGTTCAAGTTCCCGATGTAACATCTGCTGACGCACTAAAATTTGCCAACCTTGTTAAGTCCTACCTGGACAACAACACGCTCATGTCTAACACAGGAAGTGTATAGTAGATGGCTAGTAAAGTTATACAAAGTATTACTAAGAATACACAGACATCTCGTGATCGTCTTCTTGCGGAAAAGCGCCGTGCAGAAACGGCCATCAAGGCCGCAACTGCGACGTCTAGCATTGATCAAAAGGTGGCAGATTTGACCACTGAAGTAGTTGTTCTTGACACGAGTATTTCTCAAAAGACGCTTGCTCTTCAGAGCCTCATTACTTCGGGAGCGTCACAAGGAGCAATTAATGCAGCCTTGATTGACCTGAGTACGACTAAAGATACTCGACTGGCTATTTCTGAACAGCTTACAGCTGCTCAGATTCAGAGTGTTAATGCTAAGTCAACTCAAAGCGCGGCAGGAACTATTGCGGTTGCTTCTGCTGCTGCACGAGTAACCACCCTTGCCTCAGGTACATACCAGGGAAGTAGTAGCCAAATTACAGGGTCTCTGCTGTACAACGCCAGTGCTGTTAAAGAAGCGTACTTCAGTAACAAGACTAACTTTACTGGCCGTGTTCAAGGCCCCTTTAACCAGCCCTCTGCTGTAAGTGCCGCTAGTCAACTGTGGGCATCATCTACGGGTAGCAAGGGAATGATCGTTACATCCGAGCAGGTTCTTAAGGCCTGGAACTCTGGCTCGAACAAACCGCAAAGTGCAAACTACTTTGATAACCACAACTATGGTTTCCAGTTCCAGTACAACCCTGGAACGGTGGGGATGTCGTACTTTACTGCCCCCAATGTAGACGTCGCCATGATGACAAGTGGTACTGAAATGTTTAACTTGGCGGGTGTTTCTGGTTCTCAAGGATCCGTTAGCTTCCAGATTGTCATTAATCGCATCTTTGATATGCAGTACTACACCTCTTCAGGAGCGTTTAAACCTGGCGTATCCGACACGGACATCTACCCCGTGCGCCCTAACAATACATCTGATTATTTGGATATCTACAATAAGGGCACCATGTACGACGTAGAATACCTGCTGCGTGTTCTTATGGGAACAACAATGACTAGTTACCTCCGTGGAACCAAGACTGCTGACATGGGGTGGCTCCCCGCAATTCCTGTGGAACTACACCTTGGTAAGAGTCTTCGTTACTTGGGAACAATCAACTCATTGAACATTAACCACGTTATTTTTGATTCTAGAATGGTTCCCCTGTTTACAACAATGGATATTGCGTTTGCCCGCCTACCAGACTACCCACCAGCTGGAACGACAGCTACGTCTTAGGAGTTATTATGATTTTTTCAGACAGCAGATACGCTAAAGGACTTGTTACCAAGGTACAGGACCCTAGGAACGGCGTTTATCGCCTAGCGGTTTACCGTAAGTTTCCTACAGCTCGCGCTCAGTTTTACTTCTACACATGGGTAGAAGGAGATCGCATCGACCGAGTTGCTGCGGACCTATTAGGTAGCCCATCTTTCTGGTGGAAGATCATGGACTTTAACCCAGAGATTATTGATCCGTTCAGCATTCCTATTGGTACGACTCTAAGGATTCCGAGTGTCTAGTCTAACTACGACTAAATACAGGAAGGGTACTGCGACCCATGTTTCTTTTCCTACGGTTCCTTCTTTAACTGCGCAGCCTCGAAAGATTGATCTATTACAAAATCAATACAACCACGATATTTTGACGCTGGAGTTTCCTGCGGAGAGCACACTCTGGTTTGAAACTTTAAAAACGGGTATCCCTGTTGAGTTTAACTGGAGGCAAGATACTCTGGATAAAAATTGGGTGGGATACGTCTCGTCTATTTCTAAAATAAATGCTCCTCAGAGAACCAACATTATGCAAGTCATGTGTGTAGGAGGAACCTTTCCCCTTAAGCAGCGTGCCACACGAGTGTTTGAAAATTCCACAGTACCTGATGCTGTTAGTGCTATTGCTTCCGAGTTTGGGTTTAATGTACTTACTGAACCTCACAAGCAGGTATTTCCTCAGCTGGCTATTACTGGAAACTCCTACTGGGAGTGGATCCAAGAGCAGGCCAAGCGTATTGGTTATGGCGTAATTATTGATGGTATGACGTTTGTTTTTAAGCCTATAGACAAACTAATTGACATGACATTTTCTAATGCTCCTATACTTTCTTTGGGAAATGCTGGCGCTCCTTTTAACACCCAGTTTTTAGACCGAACTCTTGATGAGTTCAGCATTATTTATGGTGACAATGTTGAAAGTTCTGCTAACTTCAGGACTGTAAAGAATGTTGGTGGTGTGGACCCTGAAACCGCACAGGTGTTACTCTCTACCGCCAGTCCAGATACAGTAGGAGACTCTCTTCGTCAGGATGTTAGCCAGGTTCTTTTCTCTGAGTTTAGGACAGACAGGGTAGTCAACTCTATCGATGACGCCCGTCAAATTGCTAATGCCGCAGCTCAATTGTCTCGGTTTAGCATTCCAGCAAAGATAAAGGGGCAAGGAGACCCTCGGCTGCGTCCATTTGGAACAGTGTATGTTTCTGGTACGGGAAACCTTACTGACGGATTCTGGATTATTAATTCTGTCCACCACATGTTCCATCAGATTGGTGATTATCAAGTGGAGATGTCAGTATCTACCGATGGTATTGGGGATACGGTTGTAGAAACTCCTTTTAGAACTAGAACCGAGACGGGCCAAGGCACGATAAACTTAAATGAAGCCTTAATTAATGCGGGTGCTGCTGCACTGGCATTTACCATGGAATCAGTAAAGCTTACGGACTACACACAGTACGCGACGGAATCAAACCAAGGTTATTTACGTACGCCTACTAGATGGCAGAATGCAGGTTAACAATGACAGAAGTAGCACTTGTTTTGCCATTCAGTTTGAATCCTCAGACTGGAACTATCATGACGACTACAAACCAAGACCTTATTTGGTCTAACAGGGTGCGTATTGCCGTAGAAACCGCCCTTGGGGAACGCGTGATGCGCCCTACTTATGGTACAAAAATTCCTAATGCCTTGTTCAATACTGTTGACGGATTTGATGACGTTCTTCAAAAAGAAATTGGCAGGGTTTTTGTTGATCAGCTGCCTCTTTTGAAGCTAGTTTCGATAAGCACGTCACACGACACTGCTTACAATAAACTTTCTGTAAATGTCACGTACCAACTTCCAAACAACACAGAAATTACAACCAAGGCTGGTGTCATGGTTATTTCCAATGTTAACCCGCCTTACCAGGAGCTTACATCATGACCGCTGCAGCTAGTAGTACCCCTCTTTCAGTAGATTACACTGGTCGCGATTACTACGCGATTAGGGACCAGCTGATCCAGCGTGTAAAGGAGCGCGTTCCCGAGTGGCAAGGCAGCGACCCTAATGATTTTGGTCTTGCTCTTATCGAGGCATTCTCTTACATGGGTGACCTCATCAACTACTATGTTGACCGCGTAGCCAATGAGTCATTTATTCTTACTGCAACTCAGCGTGAGTCGCTGCTCAACATTGCCTCAATGTACGGTTACAAACCAGCAAACTATGTTAGTTCATCCACCACTCTGTCGATTACTAACTCAAAGCAGGGTTATCAGGGGGCCATTGGTGGTGCCATTATTGAGTCGGGTGACGCCACCCACACTCTGGGTAACTACGCAAAAGTAATTGTTCCTAATGACCATCCATTCACGGTTTCTGGACCAAATAACTTTATCAAAGTTAACTCTATGCCTAATGTTGCGGTAGGTACTGTTGGGGATGTCACTCTTACGTATAACACATCTGTATTTAACGGCGTATTCCCAGTCTCGTTTGTTGGATACGATAACTTTGGAAAGAACGTTGTTTGGTACCGACCATCCGCAAATGTAACTAATGTTGCTCCTGTGGCGGTTACTGTTACTGCAGCAGTAGGTTCTGGAACTGTAGTTACATATACAGCCAGTAACGCATTTGCTGTTGGCGATGTAGTTACTATTACTGGTCTTGGTACGGAATCTGGGTCTTCCCTTAACCTATCTAACGTTGTTATCGCGTCTGTTACTTCAACGCAGTTTACGGTAAACAACACCACTACGGGTGTCTCCTCTGGTACGGGAACCGCTACAGCATCTTCACGCTTTGTTATTACCGTGTCAGATACCAACAGAACTCTAGAAGCCTATAATGGTCAGAAAATTCTTCTTCACGGTGTTGTTTCTAGTGGAAACAACTACAACGGTAAGTGGGTTGTAGATTCCTCTATTGATTCCACGCTGACCACTCCAACTCAGATTGTTGTAACAACTACTGCTGCTGATACGGTTGCGGATATCAGCAACGCTCGAGTTTCTGGTTCAAACATCCTTTACTCTGCTTGGAATGACTTTATTGTTGGCGAGTATATTAGTGTAACTAAGGCTTCGCCAAATAACTTCAACGTTTCCAATAAGGCCGTTACGGTATCAAAAAACGTAGAGGTAGCCATTTCAAAGACAACCTACACGTCGAGTCCAAACACAATTACGTACTATGTCAGCGATCAGCTTGCTGTTGGTGATTACGTTTCAATTAGAAATATCTCTAGTACGGATAATGTACTGGCGCAAAAGGATCTTGGATACAACCTTACAGATCAAACGGTAGCTGATACCTCTGCCACTACATCCATTGGTATTACATCAGTTGTGGGAGCGTCTCCTATTACTGGTCAGATTACGTACCAAACGGTATCCAACCACAGCTTTGTTGTTGGTGATTATGTCACAATGACTGGTATTGCAAACTCTGTTAACACCGCAGTTACACAAACCGATGTGTACAACCTCAAGTCAGCAAAGATCATTAATGTTCCAAGCCCAACTACTTTTGTTGTTGAGGGTTACTGGACTAATGCTTTTGACGCTGTAAACTCCTCATCTCCTACAGCAACAATGTATGCATTTACTTTGACTGGGTTGGCAACGGCTCCTGGAAACATGCTTTCTACGGGTATTGCCGTTTCTCAATACTTTGGTGTTGCTAAGGGAAGCGTCAGTGCTTCTTGGTTCTCTTCGGCATCAGTTACTGCCGCTACAGGAAACGGAACAACAGTTACCTACACGGCTACTAACTCTTTTGTTCCAGGACAATCCGTCAGTATTACTGGCCTGGGAACCGCTTCAGGGGCATCTCTTAACCTCACAAATGTTATAGTGGCCACAGCTTCTGGAAGCCAGTTTACTGTAACCAATAGTACTGTAGGAACAGCTTCTGGTACAGGAACGGCAACTCTCTCATCTGCTGCTCTCGCAACCCCTCAGGTAGGCGGAACCTATTCTTCTGGTGGAGAAGTTGTTTACGCAGAGATCCCCACACTGATTGTCAGTGGTCCTTATGTCACCTCTGTAGGCTCTACCGTTGTTCCAAAGGGAACCCAGGTAAGTACTCAGGTTACAGTTGATGGGGGAACAAAGACTATTGTATTTTCAACTCAGTCTGATATTGCCGTACCCTACCGTGATACAGCATCTGTTCTGGCTATTCAGGGTGAAGATATTTCTCTGAGGGCTGCAAATGCTGCAAACACAACAGCTAAACCTTATGACATTGCTGGTGAACTTCTCGGCTATTCAGACGGAACTGCCGATCAGGTATTCGCGCTTAAAGAAGTAACGGTAGACCCGCACAATGTACGCGTGTTTATCGACAACGGTACCGCATGGGAAGAGTGGACTCGGGTGGACTTCATCCAGGACTATACTCCATCGTCTGCTGTTTTCTCAGTGTCTGTTGCTGCTTCTGAAGAGGTCAGTGTTGTCTTCGGTGATGGAATTTCGGGAATGATTCCTCCCAAAGAATCTGGCGTAAAAGCTGTGTATATTTCTGGTGGCGGTGTTATCGGTAACGTTTCCGCTGACTCCCTCACCACTTGGGACTCTGTTCTCGGTGTAAACGCACCTGCTATCCGAACAATGTCGGTCACTAATGCAGTTGCTGCCACTGGTGGTGCTGACCCTGAAAGTAACGACTCTATTAGGTATAACGCGCCACGTTCTCTCCGATCTCTTAATCGAGCAGTTACTCTTGAGGACTTTGCTAATCTTGCCTTGTCAATTGACGGTGTTGTTAAAAGCAATGCTATTGCTGATTCACGCAGTTCGGTAACGGTCTACATCGCGCCTAATGCTACGGGAAGCGCTGAAGAGACTCCAGGTGTAGACAGCTCCAATGCTGATACCCCGCAGATGACAAACTACATCTCTTTGGTGTCTCAGTATCTTGCTAACAAGAAGCAGATCGGAACAACTGTCACTGTTTTGTCGCCAGCGTACTCCCCAGTACATGTTGATATTCAATACAGTGCTCTTCCGCAGTACAACCCCAGTACGGTTTCAACAGCTATCAAGCAGGCTTTATTGTCTGACTTCTCATACAGCAATGTTGACTTTGCCGACGTCATTACTCCTGAAGAAGTTGAGTTTAAACTTCGTCAGGTCGAAGGTGTATCCAATGTTAAGGTTACTGGTTTGTTCCGAGTCGGAGGTAGCGGAAGAAATAGCCTTATAGGCGATCCCTCAGAAATATTTGTTTTCACTGAAGCTGAAACAGTTATTACTCCTACTAGCCCTCTTGCTTTGGCTAATACAATCACGTTTGTTCCTGAAGATAGCGCGGGATCATCAACGGGCTCTGCGATTGTAAGCCCAACGTTTAACCAGGGCGTATACGCATACGCCTTGTCTTTGCCGACTGGCACAAAGCAGGTCGCTATTACTCTTGGGGTTAGTGCTAATGCAAGTATCACGGTTAATGACAACGCGGTTAGTGGAGGAACAATTACTGTTCCTGTAGCTAGCTACGAAACATTGGCTGTAACAGTTGTTGCTCAAGATGGAATCACAACCAACACCTACCGATTTAAAGTAACTATTTCATCGTGATAAAAGACTCCTATGGTAATACACGCTTCTTTGGTGTTTACCGAGGAGTGGTGTTTAGCGCGGACGACCCACTAAGTAAGAATAGGGTTCGTGTAAAGATCCCTCAAATTTTGGCAGATAATGCTACCCAATGGGCTTGGCCTGTTGGAGTAGTTGGAACCACACCTAATGTGGGAGATGGTGTTTGGGTTCAGTTTGAGGGAGGTGACCCCGCCTACCCAATTTGGCAGGGTTCTTTCAATGAAAATGCTGTGACAGCTGGAGCGGCAACATCAACAATAACCAATAATGTTACCACTATCTCGCCTGCTTACAACGGTACAATAGATGGTGGAAGTGCCTAACCTAGGAGTTTAAATGGCCGCTAGTTACCCAACCTCAATTAAGTCTTTTACCTATCGCGTAGATAACCAAGACAAGGTTATTGCTGCAGACGTTAACGTCAGCTACGACGAGATCACGGCTATTGAGCTGCAGCTTGGTGCTGGCGGCGTTGCTTCTCGCACCACTGCTTTCGGTTCGGCTAACTTTGACAGCACTACTATTGACTGGACAAACTCTGGCGGTCTTAGGGCTCGTATTGAAAATTTGGAAAATGGCGTTTACTTTGCCAGCACCAATGTTGACGGTGGAACACCCTAAATAAATGCCTAAATATAATGAGTTTTATTACCTTAACGGGTACTACGGAGTCAAGAGTGCGGTTGCGTACTCCGCTGAGCCTGTGCAGGCCACAGCTATTAACTATGACAACGTACTTGTTACATGGCTTACCCCCACAGGTTCTTACTCTGACTTTCGTGTAGTTAGAAACCAAAACTCTATCCCACAGACACAGGAAGATGGAGTAGTAGTTTACTCCTCTTTGGGAAAACCCGTTAATAATTCCGTAGTAGATTCATCTAATAATTCTCTGGCTCCCCTTGTTGCTGGACACTTTGCTTTTTATAGGGTTTGGGTTCGTAGGGCTGACTCCTCTTCCTGGATTCCAGCGGGAGACACCTACACCCTAGTCCCTTCCCCTCACTCATTAAGCGTTGGGCGCGATGCTGTTTACTCTAGTGTGGGCATTGATGGGGTCAGTACGTCTGATGCATTAGTTTATTCCGATACTCGTGTCAGCCCTATTGTGTCGACTACTCATCAGCGATTCCTTGACATGCTGCCTAGGGTTATCACGTCAAATACTAACAGTGCCGTGGATGTAGTCCAAGATGTTTACGATCAGTATGGTGAGCCAACAGGTGTTAAGGAAAACTCATTAATCTCTGCTTTTCTCTCTGGGTTCTCTTTTACTTTAGATGAGTTCCTTACTTTTGCATCTTTGATCGTACCCAATACAACGCAACACTTTTCTAGCCCTACCACGATATTTTTAGGTAGCCATGAGTTAGCAATGACTCTAGATGTGGAGCCCGTTACAGATACTCAGCGCAGGCTTCTTCGTCACGCCACAGAAATCTATTCTGAAAAGGGTACTGCTGCTGGTTTGGAGCTGCTTACACAAAGCATGACTGCGTATGACGCCACCCTTACTGATACCGCAAATCTTCTTCTTTCTGTTGGCGATGCCACATTTAACCTGCTTAATTGGTACCCTGGCGATAACGTAGGTAACTGGTCTTCTCTATCTAGCAGCCTCACCTTGTCTGTAGAGTCTGGTGCGGTTCCCCTGACTGCAGCTGACGTTCCCGCAACTTTGGACACGGTGTATTGTGCAAAGATCCTTTCAACTGTTGCAAACAAGTCAATTGGTCTAGGTATTACAAATCCAGTAACCACTGCTATTCCAGTAACTGCTGGTCTTCCTTACAGTTTTTCTTTTTATGGAAAAGAAGGAACCGAGTCAGAGGGTGGCGGAGAAACAGATGCCGTTACTGTAGAGCTTCGTTGGTATGACCGAAAAGGGCAAACAATCTCTTCCTCGATCTCTTCGGATACGCTGGAAGGCTCGAGCTGGGCCCGATATTCGGTTGCAAATAAAGTTGCTCCTACTGGAGCTGTATATGTAGGCATTGTTCTTACCTTTGCTGCTACCTACCCCATTTACATTGACATGGTTCAGCTTGAGCAATCAACAACAGTGACAGCATATCAAGAACCTCGTGGTGTCCAGATTATGTTGGCCCCAGCAAAAGTTAACTTTATTAAGAACCCCAACTTCCAGGTAGATGCCAACTTCTGGACAACAGTTAATACGTCCTCTACGGCTGTTGTAGCGGCTACGTCTACTCAGTTGGCCCGTTCTGGCCCAAGCTACTTTAAGGCTGTATCAAATGGTTCTGGTCCGCTTAAGGTGTACTACAACCAGTACATTCCAGTAACTCCTGGACTCTACTACTCTGGCTCAATGTATGTCGAAGACTACAACACTAATAAGCAGTACGAAGCGTACATTGAGTTCTACAACTCTTCTAATACTTTGATCTACACCGAAACAGGCGATCCTACATCGGTACTTACGTCTGATTGGACGCGAGTAACCGTAAGTGGTAAGGCTCCTGTAAACGCTGCTTCTGCACGTTTGTTTATCAAGTCAATTGGAAGCACAAACCCCGCTTCTGGGCAATACGCATTGTTTGACTGCGGTCAATTTGAGCAGTCTGCTCTACCAACCGATTACTTTGACGGTTATCTTGTCGATGATGGTGGAGAGTTTTTTGGTACGGCCAATCTTTCTTACTCAGGAAACTACCCCTCTAAATCCGTGCGTATTGGTCGACTGGTGAATGAGATTCAAAACTTTATTGGATTTGATACTCCCTACTATATTCGTACTTATCAGACAGCGTACTCAGGCATCTCGTAGTAAACTGTCCGCATGGACATCTTCATCTGGACTCTTTTAGCTGGAACAGCTACCGCCTTTACTACGGAGTTCATCAATACCGTCTTTGCACGGGTTTGGTGGTTCCCCATCCCAAGAATTATTCGCCTTACTTGTACGCTCCCTTTTTGCTTCGGAGCCGCTTGGTTATTGGGATGCGAGTGGCCCAGTATCGTCGTCGTTACACTTGCGGCTGGATTTTTTTCCAATGCCCTCTTGCTTCTCCTTGAGCGAGCATCTATAGTTGTAACTCCACGACGCTAGGAGGGCAACATGCACGGATTAAAACCCCGTGAGCGTTCTCTTCTCTCAGTAATGGAATCCAACACGGATCGCTGGGGGGAGGTACGACTGACGATGAACGAATTGACTGAGATAACTTCGATGAGCCGTACCACCCTTTGGCGTGCGTTGGTGAACTTGACTGAACGTGGTTTGGTGACTACTGTTCGTACTAAGCGCAATCTAGGGCGTCTGTACAAGAACGTGTACAAGGTTGTCAAAGTTGAAACATCAACAGCTGATACAAGTAGTCAAGTTAACCAAGTTAACTCAGTTAACCAAGTAACTACCTTGACTACCTTAACTATCAAAGTAAAGAATACTTCGTATTCTTTAGTGCGCTCCGCGCACGGAGGAACAAAAATGGTAAATAAATGGAACGAAGAAGATGGGGATCTCATGGGATTTGGTTTAGTTGACGTTGTTGCACCTACGGAGAAAGTGAAGAAGGTCCCTAAGACCCGTCACTTGCGACCCCAGGAAGAGTGGACAGCCATGGATGTGGCTTCAGAGTTCACGGCTCAGGTCTACGACAAGGTGCGGGGTATTCCAGGCCTGGTAAACACCCAGCGTTTGGGCATTGCCTTGGCTACCAACCGCAAAAAGCATGGCATCACAGCTACTCAGGAAATGCAGATCCTGCAGAAGTTCTTTGCAGATGACCGCAACCTGGTCACTATCAAGAAATTCCCTAAGCGCACGGCAGGTATCTTTTTGAACTTCATCACCCAGAACATCTCTGAGGTCTCAGATGTGGTTACGATTGAGACAGCCATTGCAATGGAAGACCAACTAGAGTATATTTATGCTTCAGATGGCCGTAAGTTTGTCCGCTCCATTTCGGGACGTGCAGAGCTGGCTCAGTATGAGAAGCAATTAAAGGAGGAGTAGTGATCACGTTACTAGCGTTCTTCCTTTTTGTTTCGGGAGTTATGACCTCCGTTATCGGACTGTATTACTCTCACGCCAAGGTTTTCTTCGCTGGTATTCTTTTGATCGCCGTATCCTTATCGATTGTTTTCTTCTCAATCCTCTCTTTTTTATTTGGAGTTAAATAATGGAAGTCGCACTAACCGCCGCACTGTGGACAGGCGCAGTAATGTTTTTAACCGTGACAGCTGTAGGTGTAGCCGTGCTTGTAACGGCAATTGTTCTCGCAGTTAAGATGCGTGCAGGAAAGTAACTTGCCTACTTACAACTATGTATGCCAGCAGTGTGGCGATACCGAAGAGGTGTTCCACTCTATGACGGCAACCGTTCGCATTATCTGCGAGAAGTGCAACGTTGACAAGATCCGCAAACCAGCAACAACCGCCATCTCGTTTACTGGCGGAGGATGGGCAAGTAAAGAGTGACTCCTGAAGAGATCATCATGGAAGCAATCGATCGACTTACAGACGCGGAGTTTTTACTTACTTATCCTCGTGCTCAGGACTTGGCTCGAGCCATCCCTATGCAGATCCAACTGCTTGAGGACGCCCTGCCAACATATGAGAACAATGCACCCCCTTCCCCCACAGATATTTACGCGCTAGACTTTGCTACACAGATCGTAGGAGAACAGTAATGGGACTATTCAACTTATTCAAAAAAGCAAAGCCAGTGGTAGACATCACTGAAACAGAGTGGATTCTCGTTCAAAAGGCTGAGTTGTACCCCGACAAGCTCACGCTCAAAGAGGTTGAGGCACTGAAGAAGATTGTCGACCGTGTGGAGAAAGCTAATGGCTGACTACACGCCAACAATTGAGGAAGTTCGTGAGGCTTACCGCAAGACACTTCGCAAGGTCGAGGGCGTTTATTCGTTGGTTCTTCCTGAAGATGCTGATGCAGCGTTTGACCGTTGGCTTGAAGCCGAACGACTTGCTGAACGTGAACGCATCATCGCACTACTTGAAGAAGAATATGCGCTTGCTGTTAAGTACGACTTTGAGATTGTTCATGGACTACACGCAGCTATCGCTCTTATCAAGGGAGAACAGCCAGTATCCGCAAATCCTGATACGAGCGTTGTATCTGAAAAAACAGATAAGAAAGAAGAAGCATGAGTGAATGGCTACAGGGATTCCTTACAGCATTATTGTTCTCTGTGATTATTGAAATTGTGTGGCAATTAGTTAAGGGATGGAAGTAATGGGTAAGACACTTGCAGAGCAAAAGTGGGAGCAGGTTCAGGTAGAAGCTGCCACCGCTTGGGCCAATCTTGACATTTCGATCGAGATGATTGAGAATAATAAAGACGAGTTGACCGAAGAGCAATACGCCGAGATTATGGCAAAGGTCGACGAGCAACAGAAGTACATTCAGGACTACCTGCTTCAGGCAAAGGTAGACTACGAGGCTTCACTAAAAAAGGGAGAAATAAATGTCGTACGATCTGGCGGAGCTGACTAGCCTCAAGCGCCAATGGTTACTTCGTTCCTCTAACATCCCCCGCCGATTCCTTGGCTGGGGTTCTGAGGACATTGCACGAGACATGGGGGAGTTCTCTCCTCAAATTGAGTCCTGGCTCAAGACTGCGCTTAATGGAGACGTTATTAAGCAGATTGGTGGCCTGGGTACAACTGGCGTTGGAATCCTCTTAGACGGCGGTCCAGGCAAGGGCAAGACCACTCACGCGGTAACTACTCTCATGGAGTTTGTCCGCCGCCTCCCCGAGAAGGATACAGCCGCCCGTGACGTGCTAGCCATGTCACCTGAGGTCTACGGGATGAACGCTCGTCCCGTTTACTACCTCACCTTCCCCGAGTTTCTTTCTCGCAAGAAAGCTATCTTCGAAGCAGATGCTGACACCAAACGCGGTATGTTCGAAGAGATGGAGGGTCTTCACGGTCGCGCTGATGATGACCGCTTAAACGTGCGCCTCCTCGTACTTGACGATCTTGGTAAGGAGTACGGCTCGAAGTACGACGACACGTCATTTGACGAGATCCTTCGTGCTCGTTACGATAAGGCATTACCAACAATTATCACCACCAACGTTCCTCTGGAAAACTGGGGAAAGAAGTACGGTGAAGCAATGGGAAGTTTTGGTCACGAGGCATTCCGCCTTGTGCGTATTATGGGAGAGGATCTTCGTAAAAAATGAAGGAAGTAAGCATGGACATCACGTGGCGTACCGTACAGGTATTTCTTGAGGACTACGGCGTCATTGAGGTCGAGGTAGATCAGGAAAACAATCAGAAGGCTCGTTGCACCTGCCCAGGGTTTATGCGTGCGGGTCGCTGCAAGCACACCAAGCACGTCAAGGATGTTATGGCCGAGAACGATGGCCACTACTCCATTCACATCCCTGTTGATGTAGACGAAGCAGAGGCTATCCGCGCTCTTCGTGATCCAGAACTGTTCCGTGACTTCGTAATCAAGTACGGTAAGGTCGAGGTAATTGATTAACGGAGACATCTCAAACGCGACTCCACCTCGCATCGTTGTGATGGTGGACGTTGTTGCTGAGGTAACCTTTGCGGAAGAACGCAAGGGTCTTCGTAAAACCAAAGTACCAAAGGCAAAGTGGCGCAAGGAAAACCTGAGCCACCTATGGAACCTTGCCTATAAGTTTGGTTTGTCCGTAGAGCTAGCTGCCACAGAAGAAGATGGCTGGACTGACGAGATGCTTTCGGGCATGATGGACAAACTTGACAACCGTGGTGGTAACCCGTTTAATTACTACTACGTGTACGAAAGCATCCAGGAAGTAGTGGAAGAGCTTCCGTACAAGGCAAACTTTAAGGGCATAGTAGATGTCCCAGGACGAGTCGCACGATTCGGTTCATGGGGTATCGAGATTCAAAATCTTTAGAAACAAATGGAGGGCACACCATGGCGGCAGACAACGAGTACCGCCTCGTAAGTAAGATCATTCTTGATCGCAACATCATTCCTGTACTGGAACGTGGCATCAAGGATGACTGGATTGTCGATGACGATCTGCGCCGTGTGTACAAGTTTATTCGTGAGCACTACGCAAACTACCGCGAGGTACCTACAGCCGTAGCGGTCAATGATAACTTCCCTAACTTTAAGACTCTTAAGGTTGAGGACACCATCGACTACCTCATTGACAAGATGGTTGAGTTCCGTCGCCGCACCATCACGCGACGCGGTGTCGAGTCGGTAGTTGAGCAGCTCAATGGTAACGACCACGAGTCAGCGCTCCTAGAGATGAGCAAAGCCCTCACGCTTGTCAACGAGCAGGGCATCGTAGGTACCACTCACATCGACGTTTCGGCAGACCCAGACAAGTTCTGGACTGAGTACGAGAACGTTCACAACTCTAAGTTCTTAGGTATTCCTACAGGGTTTAAGAAGATTGATGAAGCCACTGCTGGCCTTCAGGGGGGACAGCTGATTACAATCATTGCTCCCCCAAAGACAGGTAAGTCTCAGATCGCTCTTCGTGTTGCCGCGAACGTGCATAATGACGGGTTTGTTCCTCTGTTCCAGTCCTTTGAGATGAACAACCATGAGCAGGCTCTGCGCTATAACGCAATGCAGGCACACATTTCTACTGCAAACTTGCGTCAAGGAAAGCTTTCTACAGACGAAGAAGACCGTTTCCTCAAGCACCTCGACGCTCTCAAGGAAAGCAAGTCCTTCCACTTTGTAGACGCGGTTAACGGTCTCACCGTGGACTCGTTGGTGGCTAAAGCAGAGCAGCTTAACCCAGACATTCTTATTGTTGACGGTGTGTACCTGATGATGGACCAAGTAACTGGTGAGGCTAACACTCCTCAGGCATTGACCAACATCACACGTGGACTCAAGCGCGTTGCTCAGAAACTAAACATTCCTGTAATCATCACTACGCAGACACTGCTATGGAAGATGAAGGGAGGAAAGGTCTCCGCAGACTCTATCGGTTACTCGTCCTCGTTCTTCCAGGACTCTGATGTTATCTTAGGTCTTGATCCCATTGAAGGCGCAGACGACCTGCGCATGCTTCGCATCGTTCAGTCCCGTAACTCTGCCCCAGAGGAAACCTCCATTACTTGGAAGTGGGACACTGGTTGCTTCCACGACGAAGACGCTAGCTGCAAGCACTGCACCACGTTTGGGTACAAGTTCTAATGCTTCTTGATATTCCAGCAGCTCTCGATGCCTTGGGTATGGAGTACATGGAGCACGGGCATGAGGCTAATGCATTATGCCCAGCCCACCTAGCTCGCACAGGAAAAGAAGATAACTCTCCCTCATGGTGGATAAACCTTGAGACAGGGCAGCACATCTGCTTCTCTTGTGGTTACAAAGGAAACCTCACTCAACTTGTCTGTGATGTTAACGAGTTCTACATCAAGACATGGGACAACAAGTACTCCTATGACTATGACACTGCCCAGGCATGGTTGGCAGATATCTCTTCAGTTCCCATCGAGGAGCTGCTGCAGATGGTTAAGTCCCTACCTAACCGTATTGAGGCATACCCCAAACCTTTAGAAATGTCTGAGGCTCGTCTTGTTGTTTTTGACGCGCCACCTGCAAAACCCCTTGCAGATCGAAACCTAACTCCAGACTCAGCGTCTAAGTACGGCGTGCTGTGGGATAATAAGAAAGCGACATGGATCCTTCCCCTTCGTGAACCAGAGAACCACCGCCTAATGGGGTGGCAGGAAAAAGGCACGGAACAGCGCACTTTCTTTAACCGCCCAGCTGGCCTACAAAAGGCCAAAACCCTGTTTGGAGTTGATGTCCAGGATGTGGATCTGGCTATCGTGGTTGAGTCTCCCCTTGATTGCCTTCGTATTGCTTCTGCTGGATATCGCGGAGCGGTGGCTATCTGCGGAGCGACGCCATCAGAAGAACAAATCAAAATCATCCGAGGATCCGAACGAGTCATCGTCGCACTAGACAACCCAAATATTGATTCAGCTGGTAAAAAGGGTTGCGAAGAGTTCCGTAAGTTTGCAAACAAATACGGCATAAACCTGTTCTTTTTCAACTATGGTAAGAGTGGTAAAAAAGACCCAGGTGGTATGACTGATGAAGAAATAGCCTGGGGAATCCAGAACGCTAAATCGTCAGTACTCGGAGAACTCGCATATGTTTCAGGGGACACTCAAGCCAATTAAGGGTACACTGTTTCCATCAGTTAAAAGGAAACAAAAATGCCAGTAAAAGCCATAGATCTATCAAACCAAACATTCGGACGGTTAACAGTTATTGACCGAGCAAATAACCGAGGGCAGTATGTTTGCTGGAATTGTTTATGCGAGTGTGGGGCAAAGGTAGTCGTCTCTTCTGCTGATCTTCGCAGAGGAGACACCCGTTCATGCGGTTGTTTAGCCAAAGAAACTTGGCAGCGTATATCCTTAGCTAAAAAGCACGGACATAGCGGGGATTCTCGAACACCCGAATACCGCTCTTGGGAGTCGGCTAAACAACGTTGTTTTAATCCCAATACTACTGGGTATAAAAACTATGGTGGTCGAGGCATAACGATGTGCGCTACTTGGGCCAATGACTTTTCTTCTTTTCTAGAGAGTATGGGCCCCCGCCCAGAAGGGACTAGCTTAGACCGAATTAACGTTGACGGTAATTATGAGCCAGGAAATTGTCGCTGGGCAGATCGATCAATGCAACGAAATAATCGGAGACGTTAGTGTCTTTTACTGGAAAATTAAAGCCTTATCAGGTTGAGGCCGTTGAGAAGATGGTCAGTCAAAAGACCATCCTTGTAGCGTACGAGATGGGTCTCGGTAAGACCCCCATGACCATCGCCGCTATCGAAGAGCTTAGAGCTAAGGGCGAGATCACTACATCTGTTCTTGTCCTCTGCCTTGCCAGCCTTAAGTATCAGTGGCAAAAAGAGATAGCCAAGTTCAGCGATGCTGATTCAATCGTCATTGACGGTACTCCCAAGGCTAGGGCCGCGCAGTACGCCGAAGCCGCTAACTATGAGTACATCATCATGAACTACGAGCAGGTAGTCAATGACTGGGAAACCCTGAAGCAGTTTGCATTTTCTGCAATCATCTGTGATGAAGCTACCGCGATCAAAGGGTTCAGGGCTAAAAGAGCAAAGAAGGTAAAGGAACTTTCCAAAAAGATTCCAGTCAGGTTTGCTCTTACGGGTACCCCAATTGAGAACGGTAAACCCGAAGAGATCTTTTCGATCATGCAGTTCGTCGACCCCAAGGTGCTGGGTAGGTTTGACATCTTTGATGACACGTTTATCGTTCGTAATCATTTCGGTGGCGTACAGAGGTATAGGAACCTGCCTCTCCTAAACAAGACCGTAATGAATAGCACCGTCCGCAAATCTCAAAAAGATGAAGACGTAAAGCCGTACCTACCCGAAGCAAATTATCGAGAGCCAATTATCGTAAAGCTAGATCGTGGCGGTCAGGTTCTATACAACAGGGTTGCCACAGATCTCCTTGAGCTACTTACTCAGGCTAAGGATATGTTTGGTTCTTCCTTTAACATTGCTGCACACTACGGGCAGACTTATCAGCCAGGTGATCCCGCAATGGAGATGCGCGGTGAGATCATGTCCAGGGTTGGTGCACTCAGGATGCTGTGCTCAAGCCCCAACGTTCTCCTTTCCAGCGCAGAAAAGTTCGACCTGCAGAACGGGGGAAGCGCGTACATCCACTCGCTAGGTAACTTGCTTAATGGACTCTCAAAGACCCCCAAGCTTGACGCTGCGATTGACTACTTGGTAGAGCACCTCAGTATTGATGAGTCTTACAAGGCCGTTGTCTTTGCCTCCTACCTTGATTCTGTAGGAGAGCTAGTCGACAGGCTTAATGCTAAGAGCTTTGGAGCTGTGGCATACACGGGCGAGATGAACGCTGTCCGCAAAGAGGACGCTAAAGTTAAGTTCCAAACTAGGTCACACATCCGTGTACTAGTAAGCAGCGACGCTGGTGGGTACGGTGTCGACCTTCCACAAGCTAACCTTCTACTCAACTATGACCAACCCTGGTCATCAGGGCTGCTTGTTCAGCGCAATGGTCGCATCAATAGAACATCCAGCGAGTGGACAACAATTACTATCCAGGACATTCTAATTAAAGACTCAATTGAGCAGCGTCAGTACGACATGCTTCAACAAAAGAGCGACATTGCGGGGGCGATCCTTGACGGAGAAAACATCAACGCCAAAGGAGGGGTTGACCTCACGGTTGGCAGTATGTTAGAGTTCATTACCAACAAGCTTATTTAGGAGGGCAACATGGCTAAGGTCATAGAAGAAGAGGTATCGCGGTTCCAAGACCCCGATAGCCTTGAGTCGCAGGTCAGCGAGTACGCAAAGCTAAAGGCGTCTATTGAGATCATGGAGTCTCGTAGCAAGGAGATTCGCACAAAGCTGTTCAGTCAGCTAGACCTCGAAGGTCTGGAAGATGACAAGGGCAATATCATCCTGGAGCTTCCTGCCGTTATCGACGGTATTGCTCGTATCGAGAAGCAACGACGTGCAACCCGCAAACTTGACGAAGATGTTGCAGAAGCCATTATTGAGCAGACTGGTCTGCAGGACATGGTTTACGAAATGAAGCGCGTCATTAACGAGGACGCCCTCATGGCTGCTTACTATGAAGGCATCCTGTCTGAGGAACAGCTCGACGAAATGTTTCCTACAACTGTTGTGTGGGCACTTCGCACTGTAAAGAAGTAGCCCATGGTAGGTATTCGCGGTGTAGACGAGGTCCTCAAATCTTTTGAGGGTCTCGAACACATCCCTGGGTCTAAGCAAAAGCGCCGTGAAGACAGCCCCGCTGCAGAGAAGCGTCGCAGAAAAGCCGCAGGTGAAACTAACGGCTGGGATGCTAACCCAATTATTAAAACTCTTAAAGGCGAAGAGGTCGAAGTTTTTACCATCGGCGCTCTAGCTAACGCTCTCGAAAAGAAGATCGTTACTGTTCGTCTTTGGGAAAAGAAGGGCTACATTCCTGTTGCCCCATATCGACTCCGTTCCAAAAGCCTCAATGGCCAGAAGGTAAACGGTAACCGCGTGTACACCCGTGACCTCATTGAGATCACAATCGCTGAGTTCGAGAAGCGAGGAATCATGGGTGCTGCACGGGTAGAATGGAAAGATCACGCTGATTTGCCAGGGGTACTTGCGCAACTTTGGCGTGAAGCACTATAGTAATAAAAGTGGTTCAGATGAACCCAAGACCGAAAAAGTAGACGCAAGTCTCAAGACCGAAAGATACCAAAATGATTAACACTCCATCCGTTGACGCTGAGTCCTACTTGGCTGAAGACACCGTAGATAACATCCCTGCACACGGCACCACCGTGCAGGCTGGCTGGGGAGCCGCTAAGGACGCCCTCAAGCCCAAGAAGGACAGCCAGTATCCTACTGACTTCCGCTTCTCTGAGCAGGCACAGCTTGTTCGCTTCCTCCAGGACGAGCCTTTCGCTGTATACGAACAGCACTGGGTAGACCGCACCGAAGGTAAGCGTTCGTTTGTATGCCTCGGAGACGAGTGCCCCCTGTGCACCATCGCTGGTGACAAGCCTCGCCCCAAGTTCGCTTTCAACATCATTGTTCTCTCTGATGGTGAACCAAACGTCCAGATTCTGACTGCGCCACCTTCGTTCGCACGTCAGCTTCAGGCAGCTAACGACGACGCACGTCGCGGACCGCTGACGAAGTACTACTGGGCAATCGCTCGCACTGGTTCGGGTAACACGACGCAGTACACGCTTGACCGTGTTCGCGCCACCGACCTTGCTGAGGAGTGGGAGCTGGATGCAGACTCGATTGACGAGTTCGCCGCATCCGCCGTGTCGTATGACACATCTGCAGTCTACGTGAGCCCTCGCGAAGAACTGCTGACGTTGGCACGTACGCTCGTATCGTAACCACTCACTAACTAGGGGAGCCATGGTCTTTTCCCCCCATTTTTGGCCATGGCTCCCCTTCATTATCTTCAGAGGGCAAAATGAACATAATCACAACACAGGAACAACTCGACGAGTTTGTCAACGCCTATTCAAAGGTTGACGCATTTGCGTGGGACGTAGAGACGATCGGTGAAAACCGCCTCTACCCAGTCATCAATGACGTATGCTGGATTTCTTTTGCGACAGAAGGTCGCACTGATGTTATTCCTATGGGCCACCCCAACGGTGAGCTAGAAGGATGGGACAAGCCGCTTCTCCTCCCTGGACAGCGTCGTCTTGCGGAGGGGAAGCCCATCCTCGAATCCCACTACTCAAAGGACCAACGGAAGTGGGTTCCTAAGTTTGGTGAGCCTCCTGTACAGCTGACTCCTCGTCAGGTGTTTGACGCAATCAAGCCCCTGATGTTTGGTCCTGCTCTTAAGATCGCTCACAATGCTAAGTTTGACTTGAAGTCTGTTGCCAAGTACTACCGTGGCGTTGTCCCAGCTAAGCCACACTTTGATACTCTCATGGCCGCATTCCTTGTAAACAATCTGAACAAGTTTGAACTTGGTTTGGCCGCATGTGTCAAGCGCGAACTTGGCATTGAGGTAGAGAAGGGCGTAGGAGAAAACGTGGCTCTCCACGCATTCTCAGAGGTCGCCAAGTACTCTGGTATTGACGCAGAAGTAACCTGGAAGCTCTACAAGGCACTCGCTCCAAAGATTGAGGGAAACCTTCAGCGCGTATGGCGTCTGGAGATGGACGTACTATCCGCTCTCTGTGACATGGAACTCACTGGTGCTTACATCGACCAGGACGCCCTCAAGGTGCTTGCGGAAGAGATTGAAAAGGGCAAGATTGCCGCTGAAGCCAAGTGCTACAAAGCCGCAGGTAAAGCTTTTGCCATCAACTCTGTACCAGCCAAACAGAAGCTCCTATTCGGGTCTGAGAACGGCGAGAAGCCCCTTCTGCCGCGTCCAAACCCCAAGTTCAATACAGCGCTTACCCCCAAGGGTAAAGAGGCTTACAAGGCAAATGAGCCCCTCACTGACGCACACTACTCCGTGTCCGCAGATGCCTTGGAGTACTACCGTGGTAAGCACGAGTTGGTCGATGCAATTCTGGAATACCAGGACCTCAACAAACTCATGACTACCTATGTAACGCCCTACACTGGCGGAGATGTAAAGCGCGTTACCAACGGTAAAGAGAAGGTAACCAAGCGCGAAAGCATCCTGATCAATGGACGTGTGCACACTAACTTCAAAGCACATGGTGCGGAGACAGGGCGTTTCTCTTCCTCTAACCCCAACCTGCAGAACATCCCATCCTCAGGTGAATACGGAAAACTTATTCGTAACCTGTTTGTGGCTCCTCCTGGGTACAAGCTAGTCGTCGCTGACTACTCTCAGATTGAGCCTCGCATCATTGCTGCATTCTCCGAGGATCCCGTGATGATGGAGAACTACCTGACTGGTGGAGACATCTACACCACCATCGGTGACACCATGGGCGTAGACCGTAAGGCAGGTAAGGTTCTGGTTCTTGCCATCTCATACGGCGTAGGCCCCGATAAGATCGCCGCATCAATTGGGTGTACCGTACAGGAAGCAAAGGACCTACTTAACCGCTTCGAGGAGAAGTTCTCTTCAATTAATAAGTACAAAGCCAAGGTCATCCGCATGGCAAAGCAGGCTGGCAAGGTTCCTTTCGTGGAGACCATGTTCGGTCGTCGTCGCTACATCCCTGAACTAAACGCCAAGGAGTTTGGTCCTTTAGGACGTGCAGAGCGCCAAGCGTTCAACACGATCATTCAGGGATCTGCCGCAGACCTGATGAAGCTTGCACTTATACGCGCCCACTCTTGCTTTCTAGACGAACCTGATGTTAATGTTATCTTGACAGTTCACGACGAACTCGTGACCATTGCCCCTGAAGACAAGGCTGACGAGGTAGCAGAAGCTATCCGCCAATCAATGGAAGGAATCAAATTGCCTCAAATTACAGTTCCATTGATCGCGGAAGTCTACGTAGTAGACAAGTGGGGCCAAGCAAAATGAGCTGGTTGAAAAAAAAGAAGAACGAACTTTCGCTAGCTGACGTGACAAATCGTATTCGTGGACTAATTTTGGATTCGCAAATACAGAACGCACACGAGTTGAGTGTTATCCTAGGATGCACCGCAATTAGCGATGATGTGCAGGAGCGCGAAGAAGAGGAATCCGACAAGCGCGTTGCCAAAATCTCCTATTTGGTCCCCTTGCTTTATGCCCACGTTCACCTCCTTTCTGAAGGTGCCGTAGAGTTTCAGAAGAGCAACTTACCAGAGGATATGGAAATAGAACTTCCTGAAGAACTCTGGTACGAATCCCGCAAAATGATGGAACAAGTGTCGTTGTCCGCAATAATGGGGTCCATATCTCAACTCATTGATATGGGCCTACTAGAAATCCCAAGAAAGTACAAGTAAACTATGAATGAAAACAAAGACAACGTAGGCGGATACACCATCCCCATCGATCCCATGGACGCTTTCCAGTGCGAGAGCTGCCAGTAAAACTATAGGAGCATAAATGAGCAACGCCGACTGGTGGGCAAACAGGCTCGCTGGAACCACCTCTAACCAGGGACAGCAGTTCCGCCCAGATCCTACTCCCCCCATGCCGCCGTCGCAGCTCCCTATGACGCCTATGCCCACGCCTCAGCAGATGCAGCAGCCTTCTGCTGGGCGTGCGCAAAGCGCATACCAAACACAGACTTGTCCTGAATGTGGTTCTTCTAACTACATGGCTGCCGACAACAGCAAGCCTCGATGCTTCGAGTGCGGATACCCCGTCAATCAATCGGGAAGCCGCTACGGAAATCTCTCTACTGCCCGAGTAGAAGGCACTGCACAAGCCTCCTTGGGTAATGACCCAGTAAGTAACTGGAACCCTCAAGGGATTATCGGCAACATCGGCTAAAACTAAACACTCGGAGAATAACTAGGAATATGAAAATGGCAATCAATCCCGAAGCACTAAAGATCATGGCCCAGATAAACAAGAGGTTGGGCGAAGGGTCTGTCGTTATCGGCCAGGACATCCGCTCAGACCTCATTGAGCGAGCCACAACGGGGTCTACAACGTTCGATTACATCCTTGGTGGAGGATTCCCCACCAACCAATGGAACGAGCTTGTAGGCGAACCTAGCCACGGTAAGACTGCAATTGCGTTTAAGACAATTGCAGCTAACCAGGCTAAGAATCCTGAGTTCACTGCTGTGTGGGTCGCCGCTGAGCAGTGGGTTCCTGAGTATGCAGAGATGTGTGGTGTAGACACTAGCCGCGTGATCGTTATTGAGACGAACATCATGGAAGAAGCGTACGATGCTGTACTTGCTTTTGCTGAGTCCAAGTCTGTAGATGCTATCATTATCGACTCCCTGCCAGCCCTAGTTCCTGGACCAGAGGACGAGAAGAGCATGGACGAGATGACCGTTGGTCGTGGCGCACTGATCACCAACAAGTTCTTCCGTAAGGCTGGCGCAGCCATGAAGCGTTCCATGGTGGAGGCAGAGCGCCCCATCCTCGGTATCGTTATCAACCAGTACCGCATGAAGATCGGTGTTATGCACGGAGACCCCCGTACAACTCCTGGTGGTCAGGGTAAGGACTACGCGTACTTCACTCGCACCGAGGTTCGCCGCAAGGAGTACATCGAGACTGGCCCCGCAGGTAACAAGACGCGCGTAGGACAGACGATTGCCCTGAAGACCCTGAAGAACAAGACTGCTCCCCCTTCGCGTACTGCGTTCGTAGACTTCTATTTTGCTCCTTTGGGAATCTACGACGCAGGTGACTTTGACACCGCAAAGGAAATTGCTGCAATGGCAATTGTTCTAGGTGTTGTAGACCGCAAGGGTGGCTGGATCTACTACGGAGAGCGCAAGTGGCAGGGTGTAGAAAACCTGACCAGCTCTATTCGTGAAGAGGTAGACCTGTTTGACGAGCTTCGCGAAAAGGTGCTGAGCACCACGGACACTCCTACACCAGAAATGGTTGACTAGGCGTGAAGAGCGAAGGCCAGAAGCAGTCCCAGAAGCATGAAAAGCGTATAGCTAAAACGGTAGGAGGGCGACCCACCGCTGCTTCTGGGGCCTTCTGGTCCAACAAGGGAGACGTTCGTGCAGACGGTCTCCTTATTGAGCACAAGTGGACTGGTAAAAAAACCAAGACCATTAGCTCAGCAGAGCTGAAGAAGATCAGCATGGAGGCGTTCATGGACGGTCGCCTCCCTATTTTTGGTATTCATCTTGACGGTGAAGACTACGTCATTCTCGCGGAAACTGATTTCCTTGAAATTTGGAACAAACTAAACAATGATTGAATATGAGCACTGGACCGAAGACGCTAGGTGCTACGGCATCGAAGACCCAGACATCTTCTTCCCACCCAGGGATAAGGTCCTTTACAAGCAGATCGCGGCAGAAGCAAAGGTGCACTGCCTAGGAGCTAACGGAAAGGACCCATGCCCTGTTAGAGCACAGTGCCTGTGGTCTGCCGTTAAGGATGACGAACAGCACGGTATCTGGGGAGGCCTCAGCCATAGAGAACGCAACGCACTTGTGCGTAAGTGGTCTCGTGAGCTAAGATCAAAAATGACGCTGCAAGAGTACATCCTGCAGATAGACAAAAAAGGAGCAACTAAATGGCAGTAGTGAAGTCAGACCTAAAAAAGTTTTTAGAGGCTAAGACAAAGCCTTCTCGCTTGCTTGGGGATATTGAACGTCACCTGCAGAAGCGCCCTGTAGGAGACCGCTCCACCACAGTTCTGCACCCCTCAGAAATGATTAAGAAAGACTTCTGTCGTCGCGGCTCGTTCTTTCTACTGAGTGGTCGTACCAAGATTGCTGAGAAGCCAGGACTTCGCCTGCAGTCCATCTTTGATGAAGGACACGCTATCCACGCCAAGTGGCAACGCTGGTTCCAGGAGATGGGTGTGCTGCACGGACAGTTCCAGTGCCAGCGCTGTGACAAGATCACGTGGGGTACTTCCCCCGAGCAGTGTGAGCACTGCGACGCTCCTTGGCAAAAGCTCACCTACGAAGAAGTAACCCTGTTTGACAATGACCTGCGCATCAAGGGTCACACGGATGGTTGGATCAAGGGCATCGGTGACGATACTCTGATTGAGATCAAGTCCATTGGTCCAGGAACAATTCGCTCTTCAGCTCCTGGGTTGTTTATGGACGCTGACGGAGATTTCATGAAGGCATGGAGCAACGTTCGCCGCCCATTCTCCGACCACATCATGCAAGGCCAAATGTATCTGGAACTCATGAAGCGTATCGGTAACCCCATCAACGAAATTACCTTCTTGTACGAACTCAAGGCAGATCAGTCTTACAAAGAATTCAACGTCAAGGCAGACTATGAACTGGTACGTCACGTATTTGACAATGCCAAACTTATCGTGGATGCTGTAGATGCAGGCATTGCGCCTGAATGTAACAATAACCCTGGTGGCACGTGCAAGCAGTGCGCACCTTACGAGGAGGAAAATTAATGCAAGAAACATCGGTAGAGGCAAAGAAGAGCCTCAAGAGCAAGAACATCGAGGAAGTTCGCAAAAACATTCTGATGATTCTGAAGCGTAAGCCTATGGTCGACTGGGACATGATTGACGCCTACAAGGCCCGCAAGCGTGCTCCTAAGGCATCTGACTCAGGTCTCCGCACTCGTCGTTCAGAACTGGTCAAGCTTGGTCTGATTCGCGACAGCGGTAAGCGCGCGCAGCTTCGCTCAGGACGCTACTCAATCGTATGGGAAGTCGTTAAGAAGTAATGTCAGCAGTAAAGAAGTTCGAGGGGTGGGGCCTGACATTCCAGCGCCCCACTGGTGATCAGGTGCAGTTACCACCAGATATCACCGACATCTCTTCTGAGAACCTTGGCCTACTGTTTACTCAGTTAACAGCGTGGACGGACTACATCGCTTCACAGGCAACCATGGCTCAGCTTGAGGAGCGTGCAGCCCTCAAGAAGAAAGAGCAAGTAGAGAACGCTCTCATGTTTAAGCGCATGGGCGCTCAGGCTAAAGGAGAGCGCGTAACTGCCATTAAGGCAGAGATTGCCGCGATGCAGGACGTTATCGATCTTGACAACGACTACGAAGAGAAGTACGCTTATCGTAAGTTGGTAGAGATGCTCTTGAGCAATCATGAGCGTGATCTATCACTGGTTAGCCGAGAGATTACTCGACGGTCTAACGAATCACGGTTCACAAGAAAGGAATTTTAAAATGGGTAAGATGAAGAATTTGTTCACTGAAATGAATGAAGTTCCCGAAGACCTTTGGGATAGCTGGGAAGATTTTCAGTTTGAACAGGCAGCTGAGGCACAGTACCTTGAAGCCCTAAGCATTTTGCTATCAAAGCACCGCGACTACGGACCCAACAACATCGCTGGAAGCCCTGGTGGTCCTCTCAATGGACTACGTGTTCGCATGTGGGACAAATTGGCGCGTATCAACCACTTGATCGAGCAGGAAGTTTCTCCTAACCACGAAAGCCTTCGTGACTCATTCCTCGATCTTGCAAATTATTCCATGATTGCACTTATGGTTATTGACGGAGAGTGGCCCGATGGAGTTTCCTAATCTAGCAGCCTTGCCAGAAGATCAGGTACAGCTAGTTCTTCAGGGGTACGTTGCAGGAATGATGGACGAAAAAGAATCCATCATTGCTCTCCTTAAGGACATGCAGGCAGACACCCAAGACCTGGTAGAGAAAGCTGTATACGAAAGTATCTTCGAACAACTCTCCGAGGGAGATATCAGTGGCGAGTAAGTGGGTCTATAGCCTCACTCCTAAGGAAGAAGCCGTTGCTGCCCGTGTAGGGTGGGAGCGGCAACTTCCTATGTTGGGGCAACCAGAACGCAATCGTAATTACAGCGAAGGTGATATCTGGGAAACCTGGCAGCACATGATCTGTGCAGCATCCGAGATCGCCGCAGCCCGAATGATGGGCATGGATGATTTCGAGCCACACGCCAACACGTTTAAGAACGTGCTGGATATCCCAGGATATGAAATTCGTTATTCCTTTACGCGGGAATGGGGAGACGCCAAGTACTCCCTCCGTTTCAAGGAAGGCGTAGACGATCCCAACCAGATCTACATTTTGATCGTAGGTGGACCAGAGCAAAAGACGCGCCGTTCTGCGGAAGACGGGTATGTAACCCCTCCCTTCCGTGCCATAGGGTGGATGCGAGGAGCAGACATGGTACAGGAAAAGTACCGTGCACCATACGGTAAAGATAATTTCGCAGTAACTCCGATGGACCTTAACGAGATGGCAACCCTGCCCGTGGTGGAAGCCGTACAATGAGTGTCAAGGAGTTCGACGGACATCTGCAAAAGAACCACAAAGTTTCAGTTGGTATTGACCAGTCGTTGACAGGGTTCGCTTTTTCAGCGGTGTCCGTCGAATCTCCCCAAGAGCATCACACGTGGGTGTTTAAGTCTCCGTACAAAGGCGTGCAGAGGTTACAAGACATTCAGGACTTTCTTTATGAGCGGTTTGAAGAACTGCGAGAGAATGACAACGAGATCCACGACATTGCCATGGAAGGCACTGTTTTGGCATCCCAAGCTGCCCTAGTGTTGGGTGAGCTGGCAGCCACAGTAAAGCTGTTTATGTATGAGCACTTCTGGGGCCTCAACCACTACACGTCTGAACCCCCCAGACACCTACTGACTCCACTGCAGGTACCTCCGATGACACTAAAGAAGTATGCCACGGGTAAAGGAACAGCCAAGAAGCAGGAGATGCTCCTACAGATCTTTAAACGCTGGGGTATTGAGTTCAATGATGATAACGCTGCAGACGCATACGCACTCGGAAGACTTGCTGGTGGTCATGCAATCGATAAGATCGAGCAAGAAGTTGTAGACAAAATGAATGACATTAAATACAGGGACGTCATTCAGTAACTCCTGTATCCTTATTGTTGAGGACGGCGCACTAATTTCGACAATTAAAGGACCACAAAATCGTGAGTGAAGAAGTAATTGCCCTGCCCTCAACCGAAGAACCGTTTCTCCGTGTAAGTGCAGGCTCAAACCCACAATCCGTTGCAGCAGCAATTGCACACGCAATCTACGAGAACCGAGCCGTAAAGCTCCGTGCCGTAGGAGCAGGTGCAGTTAACCAGGCAGTTAAGGCCATGGCAATCGCACGAGGCTACGTAGCCCCTCGAGGTTTAGACCTCACCTGCAAGCCAGGCTTTACCACAATTGAATCTCGTGACGGTGAGATTTCCGCAATTGTGTTTGCCATTTCAGCAGCCTAAAAATAGCTTATTCTGGTAATAAGCGAAGGAGTCATTAATGGCAACTCAGTACAGCGTGGGACACGGTATGCGTCGTCGTAGCGGAATCCCCTCGAACCCTCTGGAAGCAGCAGGAACAAGCATGGCACGTAGTCACCAGACCTCAGAAGAGGCCCACGAGGCAGCCTCGGCAGCAGGCAGCCACCGTATTGCTATCGGTAGCGACGTATACGGCACCACCGCCGTTCCCGCTATTGCTGGTACTCCCGTTCCCCGTAAGAACACTCAGGCAGCTGACCCCACCGCTGGTGGCAAGGCAAACCGTAGGAACATCGAGAACATCGGCGCTACTTACCGCGTACAGCCTAAGTCGACTTTCGTACAGCTGGACCCTTCGGCTGGCCCCACAATGGCTAACGCCCGTATCGTTCCCTCGGTTCAGGGTCGCGAAAACCCTAACTTCGAAAGCGGCATCCAGGCCTCTTACTAAGGAGTAGGGTATGAACCCTAACCTTTCTAACACGGCATTCCAGGACACTGGCATTCCGAGTGCAAACGCGCCTCACGCGCGTGTTCTTCCTATTGCCAAGGGACAGGGAGGCGGAATGCGTACTACGCAAGAAGCCTCGGTAGCCTCAATGTGGATGAACCCCGTAGATAGCCCACGCCCTGGCGGACTTTACATGGGATCGGTGGCACAGTAATGGAAACTCCACGCGATGTAGCTGCTCCCCAACACAGCGCCTTACCACAACGTTCTTATGCAGAGGTTTTGGGAGGCGCTAATACTGCTTCCTCGCACGTTACAAGCCTCGCTCAGTTTAAACAGCGTGGTGCACGTCCCCTCTCCTTGATGAAGGAGACTGCCACATCGTCACCTCTAATCTGGCAGTCAAAGGATGTTAACGCTGGAGAAGGCCACATCGCTGGTTTGAACAAGACCAACCGAGGAACCGCACTAGAGACTGGTTTCTAATTATGGCTGGTGCAGTAAACAACTTTTCTCCTCAGCAGAACTGGCAGTCCATTGGTGGTAATGGACTAAACGGGTACAACAACCAGGGCGGATATGGTGGCCCCGTAGCTCGTGGTGATCTAGATGCCATTCGTATCGGTACTGGCCGTGTTCCCCAGGCGGAATACCCCGATGGCTACCTCGGTACGATCCGTTCACGTCGCGATGACCGCATCCTGGACTCCATTAAGAGTCGCGTAAATCAAAAAGCATATCAACGCGGTGTTCACAAGGGTGAGCGTGTTGAGCCTTCGGCATACTACTGGACCCCAGACTTTAATGATCAGTCTGGTCTGCAGCGTCAAATGAAGGCCAAGCAGGTTGAGATCAATGGTGTAACCGTATGGAAGTCACCCCGATACACCCAGGATGTTCGCCTGGTTCCTGCACCACACCTTGTTAATGACGGTAAGTCCAACATGGTTTCCGATTCTCCTGGAACCATTAATGTGCAGCGATCCAACCAGCTGAACTACCTGAAGCCAAAGTGGGCCTAATATGAGCCAGTTTGACGGACGTTATGATTACACTAAGCCCTGGAACAACCAAGGGCCTATTACCCCTGGAGGAAACACTCGGTGGACCTACAACGGTCCCTGGTCCTCCAACGAAGAGCGCCTAACACAGCAGGCCCTCGCCGTAGCGTTGATTCCTGGCGCTGAATTACAGGAATTGGTGCGCCCGAACCTTCCCCAAATCCAATTGTTCCCACCTCGATTTGGGTATGGCCCCCGTCCTCAACCAGAGATTGATGACGTTGTAAGTATCGACAGAAACTACGTGGAGCCTCGCGTTTCCTGGTATTCTGGAGGAGTTGGCTCCTACAGCGGTAGCAGCCGAAATGACTTAGGAGCAAACTAGTCCAATGGGTATTGAGCACTTTAACGCAGGGGCCGAAGCAGCACGCGGCAACGAAGCGCCTACACGCGACGCATCTGTAGCCCGAGATGAACGTGGAAACAGGCAAGTAGTTGACCCAGAAACAGGGATCATTGCTCCCCGCAACCCTAACGCACCAGAAAACCAGGGCCTGCGGATGACTCCTGCTGGAAAGACCCCCGCATTTAAGGGAACAGGTAGGGGCCGCGCCACAATATCTGGAGGACGTGCATCGTCGGTTCCCACACGTCCTGCATTGCCCCACCCAGAATTTATTGATGAAGAGGGTAACCGCCGTGCATCAAACGCACAGCACCAGGCTGAAAACGACGCCGTTCGTTCACAGGTATCTTCCTCTCAGGCAGAGTGGGACTCCAAGTACGCTCCAAAAAACGCTGCAGGAACTTCTACCCCAAAGCAGGTAGGTCCATCACACCCCACAACCGACCGTAGAGAACTCTACAATGCAATGAATGAAGGCGGAGGACGTGAGCTAAAGAGCAGTAAAAAGCTCCTACAAGAAGCAAATGAGCACGCCAGCGTACTCCAGGGCCACATTACTCAGCTTATGGCAACACACGGAGATCATCCCGTAGTAGGTCCGCACATCCAGCGAGCACAGCGGTCACTTGTGGCGGCACAAAAAATCATGTCAGACAGCAGTCCTGCACGAAAAGACGGCGCAAACTCTATGTCGTATGGTCGTTACGCCAATACCGAGACGATGCAAAAGGCTCGACCAGCAGTCGCAGATATTCTTAAGCACGTTCTTGATGCGCACGATCACCTAACTCATAGCGATGTAACATCCGCAGGAGTATCTGCCCCCAGCGTTCCTCGCGTAGCATTAGAGCAAAACCACGCCATCGCAGAGGTGCAAGCGCGACACCCCAAGCTAAACTTCAAGCAAAGAGGTAAGGCTCCCAAGATTGTTGACTGGGGTCCCGTAGGTAAAGTCGACATGACCACTACTCATGGGCAAAACCTTGCGGCAGCCGCACGTGAGCAGCACGAAGCCAAGACTCCTGGAGTCGACGTTAATGTTTCTGGTGAGCTGGGCGCTCCACAAGGAACTGCGCGCGTTCGTAAACGTTTTGAGAAAATGCCTGTTTCTGAAAGCACAAAAATAAATCGAAGCGGTGCCGCTCAGCAGCCTCGTCGTCGTCCAGCAAAGGCAGCCAGGGCAACCTCGTCAGCAAATATAGACGCTCCCAAAGCTAACGTTGAAACTAGAGCATTTACTACAAAAGATAGTAAAAAAGTAAAGGCTGATCAGGACCAGCCTACGCGTAAGCCACTACCGCAGGTAGAGGACGGTAAAACGTACGCTCCAGACCAGATTTACACACAACTTCGTATGCCTAAGGAAAACCCTGTAGCAGCTGGGCGTGTTGCAGAACGCAAGGCAAAGCGTAAGCCAGCCCAGACTCCTGAAATTAAGTCTGCACTGAAAAACATTGACAAGAAGCTTCGCGGCGGTAAGTAATGGCCAAGTTTAGGGTCGGTAAAAGCGGAAAGGCCACCACGGTTTCTGGTCAGGCCGCTGTTAGTGATGTAACTAACAAACGAGAGGCGCAGGAAACCGAGCTGAAAGCTAGAGACAACGCGTATTCCACCCTAAACGCAGCAAAGCCAAACCTAAAGTCACTGGGTTTTGTGGGCCGTGATGCAGCTAATCCTCAAGGTGGTATGGCATCGCAGTTGACCAAGCAAATTGGTAAGGCAAGTTCCATCAGCAACAACCCCATGCACGGTCTCGCCATGACACGTATTGGCGATGAGCTAATGACGCGTATTGGTCACGCCGTTGCAGGTAGTGAGTCGGACGCAGAAGCCCTGGCAACCAGCCACGCACACATTGACAACGCTCGCGCAGATATTGCTGCTCATCAGGCAGCTCACGGAGCAGGAAACACCAAGGCAGCCCTTGGCTACCTGCACAGGGCGGGGATGCACCTGTCTAGTGCAGTAAACTCAATGCCTGAAGGATCCAAGGAAATCCTCAAGGACTCCTGGACTCCTGCACAAAAGACACCGTGGCGAGTTCCCACAACAGAAAAAGACATAACTGGTTCTGGGTCTGTAAAGCAAGAAGCAGCTGATTTTGTTTCCTTGGCAAATGCCCACAGAGACATCAACAACATTGTTGGCGCATACCACGATCATGTTAAGGACATGACTGGTAGCCTGCCAGAAGGCATGGAGCGTCCCAAAAAGGTATCGAATACCACCAATCTAGACCTCAGTCGACCAGTAATTGCCACTCCTTTGCGTTCATACGTACATGAGTCAAAGCACCGTGATATTGCCGCCAAGGGCATGGAAGACGCAATGAAAGAGCGCATTCAGCAGATGGCGGAGGATGCCGTTGCATCCGCATCAGAACTGGGTGGGTCCTCCTCTGCAAAACTTGGAGAGCATTTTAACGCTGGCGCAAAACACGGGAGGTCATAGTGTTTGATGGAGATGGTGCAGATACCCTAGAGCTGCAAGCCTGGAAGATCGCACAAAATCAAATTGAGTACCGTGGGTCAGCCCCCTGTCCTACATGCGGTGTAATCATGAACCCAGTGGAGTTTATGTACAGCAAGGGCCTGTGTGCACCTTGTTATGAAAACCGCATGGCAGGACGAGTAAAGCGAAAGCTCGCATAATGGCCGAGATAGAGGCTGCATACGACATTCACCAGCGTGCACGTCACCTCGCGACGTTTAGTCAAGATCCCAAAGTAGTCCGTTATGCTAACCTCGCAGCAGACCACGCTGAAAAGGCTAATGGAGCCCACAACACGGGAGACACCGTTGGTGCTAGCGCTCACTTAGGTGAGGCAGCAAAGTATTTGCAGTCCGCCGCTACCCTTCATACTGGTAAAATGAACCGTGGAGATGTCGCATCCCCAGAGATTTTGGACGTGGCGCACCTCGGTAAAGCACAAGAGCTGCACCAGAACTACGTAGACGAAATTAACAAAGGAAAGAACGATGGCCGTTAACACAAGCCGTTCAATGAACGAAAGCCTTGCTGAAGGAGCAACCGACGGTAAGTACCGTAAGGCGCGCCCAGATACTGAGGTCCTCGACATCGCAGGTCACGAAAAGACCATGGACAACCGTCAGACACTGCACCCATTTGCAGGTTACGGTTTCTCCACATCTGAAGCTCCTGCAGAAGCACGCGTAAACCCAGGCAAGTAATGTCTGCCCCAATGCCGCAGCCTCCTAAACCTGGGTTGCCAGTAAAAAACGCAACGCAGTTTCCCGTATCATCCCCCTCACAGGCCATGGGAGCTGCCAAACAGCGGTTACTTTCGCACATTCGCACAACCGCCGCGTTGAAAAAACTGTAGGAACATAGTAGACTAATCCGTAACACTAATTAGGAGCATTACATGTCGAAGTTGGTCGACCCAACGGGTAAGCCACTCATCGGATCCAAAGAGATCGATGGACCAGTTATCCGTTTGCTGCGTTGTTTTGTATGCGAATCGTGGGAAGAGCTGCCCGATTATGAGGGCCCATCCAACAAGGATTACCTGTTGGAGATTACCCTAGAGAAGCACGTGTTTCCATCGGGGGACCCACACGTAGGAAAGCTGTTCAAAGTACCCGTTAAGACGTGGGCAAACGCCGAACAGCGCAAAGCAGTCCTAGACAATTTGGGTTCAGGGTCACGTGGTCTGGATGATCTGGACCCAGAGAAGTCGTTTTACGACACCAAGATGACGTTTGCCGCAGATGCAATGACGTGTTGGAAGCAGCACAACAGCCCCAAGCAGGATTGCAGCGATTACCAAAAGGATTCCAAGCGCCTGTTGCCTAACACGGCAAAGGAGCGTGCAGACCTAAACCTGCCCAAGCCAGAGCATCTGGATGGCCCAAAGATTTATACATGCAATTTCTGTCCCGTTCACTCAATGGTCCTGCAGCGCAAACGTGCGTTTCTGGGCATGTACGATTAATAAGGAAAAACACAATGGAAGACAACAAGGTAGTAGAGACGGTTTACACCGTTACCATTTTCACCGATGGCACATTTTCGGCAGCACTAGAGCAGCCCGAAGCACCCGTCGAGGTTCAGCGTACCGCAACAGTGTACGATGTCCTGAGCATTTCGCAGGCACTGGCAAAGGAAATTGAGCACTCACAGCTGACCGACCGCATCATCATGTCGCTGGTTCAGGTACTGCAGGCAATGGCCCCCCAGACACCCGCAGAGACCGTAAAGGACGCCCTAAAGGAGCGCGGTATTGACCCAGAAAGCACCGCAGCAGCCAACTAAACTGGGTATATGAGTTATTTTGGCGAAGAACCCACGAGTTATTTCAGTGCACCCGCAAACACACTAGATCCAAAACTGTTTGAGGGACGCACACTGCGTTCGTGGGCACGCCAAGGAATCCTGTCATTACTGATGGATTTCCTAAACCTGCACTACCGTCACCCAGAGCTGTGGGCACAGCCCTGGTTGGCGGGGTCAGGTGTCTCATACCAATGGAGCGCCGCCAGAGAGCCAGGAGACCTGGATTGTTTGGTAGGCGTTGATTTCGTTCAGTTCCGTAAGGCAAACCCAGAGTTTGCAGGATTGCTGGACAAAGAAATCGCCGCAATGCTAAACGAAGAGTTCCACGAAAACCTTCAGTTGCAGACAAGTAACTGGAACGGTTACGAGCTGACGTTTTATGTTAATCCTTCAGCCACAGACATCAGGGCAATTAAGCCATACGCAGCGTACAACCTGAAGCACGATGACTGGACAGTAAGCCCAGACCCAAATGCACACCCAGTAGAAAACGCTGAATGGGACCGCATCGTTCAGAGTGACGCAGAAGCAGCCAATCAGTTCCACACGCAGTTTACAGGAGCATTACAGGACATTCAGGGGTCTAGGAACAGCCCCATGCAGCGTAATGCGGAAAATAAGCTGACAATGATTGCCGCCAGTGCCAATGCGTTGTACAACATGATTCATGAGAATCGTTCAATGGCGTTTTCCGCAACAGGTGAGGGGTACAACGATTTCCACAACTACCGTTGGCAGGCAGGAAAGCGTTACGGAACCATCCAAAAGCTGCGTGGTATCCGCGAATACATGAAGAATAACCTGTCCTACGGCGTAGAGATGCCTGATGCGGACACAATGATTCGTCGTGCAGCGACGTATAGGAACATTTAGTGTCCATTACCGACTACTGTCATTGGTGCGGACACGAATTACTGAAGGGTATCTGCACCGAGGATTATTGCAAGTGTGATTGCAATGGAGCTGACGACGAGGATTATTAATAGTGCATGTACTGGTGGATTTAGATGGTGTACTGCGAGGCGGTGACAAAGATCAACCGATTTCGCAAGGAATTATTATGGTTGGATCGCTGAGTGCGTGGAACCAAATCACGCTGATGTCGCCGTTAAACGCGAAGCAGACACAACAGTGGTTGGATGTAAATAAGATTGTTGAGTTCGACCGTATTATCGACAGTTCAGTAGGACTGGTTGATGAGTCGTTGGCAGAACGTCAGATTAGGTTTGCACGTTCCGTTGGTCCTGTAGACCTGTTTATTACCAACAGCCCCACGAGCTGGGCATTTGCGTTCAATCAGGGAATTGCATGCGTGATGTTTGGAGTCCCCTCCTACACACGCCCAGAGTTTAGGCCAGATGCGCCCCGCAGAGTACGCGCATGGAGCGATATTGAGCAGGCCATTGAGGAGCAAAATGCGTTAAGGACGCAAGATGCCCGCCTGACACGAACAGAGGGGCTGATGTTCGAGTGACCGACGTTATATTTGGTGGCGTAGAGATTCCGTCAAACCGCACATTACTAGAAGCCAGTGGAGTAACCAATGTGTTGCTGAATTATTGGGGACTTAGACGAAGAGGATTACCCAAGACAAAACCATACCTCATTGGGGAGCATTTTTACCCAGAGATGAAGGTATGGGTTGATAGTGGAGCAACACAGGCAGACAAAGCAAACCTGTCAGCACGTGAGCTGGAAGAATACGCAGCAGATTACGAAGAGTTCATTGCCCTGAATTATGACCGCATTGAGGGGTTCACAGAGTTTGATTCCCAAGTACTGGGGTTGCCAGCCATCGTGCAGAACCGTGCAGTATATGAAAACGACCCAAAACTGTGGGTTGTCTGGCACGAAGGGTACAACGTAGCGTTATTGGAGCAGTGGGCCCAGGAATGGCAGAACATCGCCATTCCAGGCAGCGCAATCGACACGGTTACAACACTGGCCGCCATAGTCCGTAGGATTAAAGGAGCGTACGACGTACAGTTCCATGGATTGGCCGCAGCAAAACCAGATAACCTGAGATCAATACCGTTTGATACGGTGAGCACATTGTCGTGGTTGTCGCCAATGCGGCGAGGAGAGACAATCGTGTGGGACGGAAGTAAATTGGTCCGTTACCCAAAAAAAATGAAAGCCCAGGCACGATTGAGGTACAAAACAGTCGTGGAGAAAGCTGGGCTAGATTTCAGAAAGTTCGTCGACGATGACACAAAAGAAGCCACAAAAGTCGCAATTTGGTCCTACATACAGTTAGAGAAGTCCATGTTAAACAACCAAAAGGGCCCAAAAAAGCCCGTAGTATCTGATAATAGTGATGACACCCTATACACAGGTTTGATGGAAACTGGTATAGGGGGTTCTAATAACAGTGTGTCCGAAATGCGGAAACCTGAAACCACAGAAATCATCCAAAGAGACCCTCAAGAGATAGTTTCCATGCCTGTTTTTGGGTATGAAATGAAGACAGTTGTCGAGACAGAAGACGGTCGCGATATCCTGAAGGATGTCCCAGTTGTGCAGAGCAATTCGGGCAGTTTACGACAGTGCGATACGTGTTTTGTATCCTCAAATTGCCCCGCATTCAAGCCGTCAAATACGTGTGCGTTTAGTTTGCCAGTAGAGGTAAAGACAAAGGACCAATTAAAGGCGTTGTTGACCACGATCGTTGAAATGCAGGGCCAAAGAGTGGCATTCATGCGTTTTCAGGAAGAGCTAAACGGTGGATACGCTGACCCAAATGTGTCACAGGAAATCGATCGTTTGTTCAAGTTGGTGGGTAACATGAAGGACCTAGAGACCAACAAAGAGTTCGTTCAGATTACTGCCTCAAGGGAGACATCTGGAGGAGTCCTTAGTGCCATTTTTGGTGATAAAGCATCCGCTCTAAAGGAGATGCAGAAGCCCCTGGACGAGGAGCAAACCACCATCATCATTAACAACAGCCTAGAGAAGTAGTATCTGATAGGAGCACGCGTGTAGGCATGGAACGTGTGTCCCCCGCAAATCGCGCCCAACACAAACAAATGCCCCCCACCATAAAGTGAGGGGCATTTGCTATTGGTGCTAGTGCGTATAGTTAATTGGCTCGAGAGGTATGTGGAACTCTCGGCGGTAATCTGCTCGCTCTGGAGCGGTCGCTCCACCCCAGATACCGTCGCGCTCATGACGTATTCCATGATCGAAACAGTTGAGCTTCTCAGAACATCCCGCACATATCTGCTTGGCTAGGACTACGCTCTCAATGTGAGAGTCGCTTCCATTAGGAAAGAAGATATCGGGAGTGTCTACTTTGGTACATGCTGCTTGGTCGTAATCGATGTTGATGCTGTATTGCGTCATCGCTTCTTCCTTGTCTGCTTGTGCTTGATCTCGATAAAGCCATTCATGCGTAGATCCTTTCTGATCTTCATCACTACGCGCCAGTCACTAGGTGAGCTGGAAGAGTAGAACAACCCTCCATTAGGATTGGTCCACTTGAGGTGAGAGTTTTTAGTGATGGTCACTAGCCACCCTTGCCTCTCGGCATCCTTGATTAGTTCGTTGACATCTTTGTTAGTTGTGAGTCCCACAGATTCTCCTTTTGTTGTTCCCAATCAAACATTACCTCATACGTCTGACGTATAAGCTCACTGGTCGGCATACCAAGAGCAGAGGCAATAACCTCAACCATTTCTGATGAGGCGTCTTTCTGTCCACGTTCAACTTCGCTTAGATAGCTTAATGCGATGAACGCCTTCTTGCATACATCTCGCAAACCAAGCCCTTGCTTTAGTCGTTCGGTCCGCATGACATACCCAAGTGCTGTTTTAAATAACATTGTTACCGTCCTTCGTACTGCCACATGACTGCGTTGCACAGTGAGTGCACTGCGCCCTCAGTCATGCCTGTATCGTGATTGTGCTGTAGGTGTACGGGGTACTTAAGGAACTGAGGAGGAAATAAGTTCCAATTGACTTCCTTGTTACGTACTTCCTCTGAAGGAGACCAGTTAAGCGCTTTGCCACAGTAGTAGCACTTACCTTCTTGTAGCTTGACGTACTCTTCACGTACTTCCTTGCGTTCAAGTGTGGTTAGCTCCTCATAGTTAACAGGTAGTTCCATTGTTTGCTCCTTTACACAGGCCAGATATATTCGTAGTCAGTTGGTTGGTAGCCTGGATCTTCAGCCCAACCGAACTGTGAGTACCACTCGTAGTCCTTAACAAGTAGCGCCTTGCGGTGAGTACTTGCGATGCTCTCGTAGTCAGGACCAGTCATCCACAGTGGGGCAACGTCTACAAAGGTATCGTGAGACGCCTGAATAGTTGCTGTTGCCTTTTCACCGATGGTTGACTTGAAGCCACGTCGCTTCCACTCCTCCACCATCGTGACGATGTAGTTGTAAAGGACGAGCTCGTGACCGCGCCACATCTTAGCTGCGGGATGGTTGTACCAGCCCTTGGGTTCACGGTGATTACCTTGTGGGTCAAGCTTGAGGTTGGTCATAAGTATCTGCCAGCCCTCAAGTGCTTGCTTGTTAAGGCGTTTGTTGTCTAGTACTTTAGCGATGTCCGCGAAGGAACTCGTCAAAGGAACGAACGTCTGCATATTTTCTCACTTCCCTTTCTTCCAATAGTCCACGTACACTGACGCAGATTCCAAATACACAAAAGGACATAAGCCCGATGCTTACTGCGGTAAAGATGTCCTCAATCATTAATCGTCTCCAAACATCTCAAAAGACTTCTCTTGATAGTCGTCATACATCTCGTCACAGTAACAGGGCGAGAATCCGCAGGTAGAACAAGGCTCGTCCTGTTCCTCTTCCTCAATCATTGTTTTCTCCTTTATTCGTGGCTAATGCCGTGTTCTTGATCGATCTCAGTGTGGATGTCCCGCCTCAATCGGGGCAAGATCCATTTTTTAAATACTACGTTGTACAGCAGGGCAATAACAATACCGTCAAAGATAACTGTCCAAAATAGTTCAGCGATGATGTGATTGGGGTCAGTGGCTATGTCCCACCATGTCTCAGTCATCTAAGTACTCCTTTAGGCACACTACACATATTGGCGTGTAGTCCCCTTTATTGGAGAACATGACTGGGATATCGGGATGTCTCTCACACATCCCCATATCCTCGTCTAGCCAGTTGTAATTTGTTTGTGTTGGACGTTTACGCAGCCCCTTGATAGAACCGCGTAATGTCTCCCACACGTCGTGCACGCGCGACATCTGCATCCTCCTCTTTCTTAGTAAGGACCTTCTTACGTTTCTCCATGGCACGGATGTGCTCTGGGATTATTGACTTGTCTCGTTCCATGATTCGGCGCTCATATTGTGTTGCGCCTCCCCAAATACCAAACTCCTCTTCGTTGGTAAGTGCGTAGTCTAAACACTGTTGCAGGATGTCACAGCGAGCACACACGTCGATTGCTTTAAGCATCTTGTGTGTCTTCTCACTTCCAGCACTAAACACTTCAGGAAAGAATATGTCTGGGTCAGTGTTTTGACAGTTAGCCTCATCGGCATTGGGTACGTAGTTGATGAGGTTGAACATTGCATCCTCCTTAGGACTTCATCATGAGTGACTGCAGGTGTCGGTATGCTTCATAGTTACCTTGCGTCCATTCATCCATGTCCTCTCCATCAAAGCCCCACATCTCCATGTCATCTTCGATGGCGCGTACACGATCGCAGATGTACTTGAAGATGTCCTCGTTACTCATGAGTGCCACTAGTTATCTTCTCCTATGATGTCGTGCTCAAGAGCGAACGGCTCGAGAGTGTTATAGTCATCGCCCAGCGTCATGTTGAGCGATATAAGGATGTTACCGTCAGCCTGTGACATTGCCACAGCCTCGGGAGCAAACGCGAGAACGTGCTCCATGATGTCGCTTAGTGTTGCCTTACTCATCTGTTTCTCCTTTTATCTCATCTATCGCTCTCCACCAGTTGAAGTGCGCGATTGTTCCTGAAGGCATATTACCGAAGATTTCAGTCACGATTTCCATCGCTCGTTTTCTTTCGTCTTGTCGTGCCTTTGCTATTGCTTGCTCCTTGTTCAGTGCCATTTACTTTCTCCTTATGACAATCACACGGACACACTAGGGGTGCGTTGTTCCATTCGAACTCGTTGATACATTCGCTATGCTGGCTGGTTAGACACCACCCGAACTTCAGACTCATCTTCCTCCTTTGTTCCTGCGTTACGATACTCCTCTGCGTACTCTACGTCCTTGATTTCAGCAGCCTCGGGAAGGTCATACCCAGACTCGGCTGCCTTAGCTGCCTCAAGAGCATCAACCTCAGTGCGCGCTTGTACATAGTACTTGGTTACTACCTCAACTACATAAACGCTTTTGGTTTTGCCTGGGCAGTCATCGAACCAGTCGTCAGGGTCACTAGAGTTGGCGCACCAACACCCGTCTTCATCGTCACGTTTGACATAGTCTGCGTGAGATGATGGGCTGTCCCACTCCTCCATAGAGGTAAGGATGTTAGCCTTCATCGTGTACTCTGCGCCGTACTGTTGCTCCTCTTCCCACCAGACATCGAACTCAAGAGCAGGATACTTAGCAGACATAGCTTCAATTACAGGCAGAGGGTGACTCCACGCTGTCTCAAAAGAGATGTACACGCTTGTAGGATCAACGGAGACCTCTGCGTTACAGGCATCCCATTTCGTATTCCAGTGGGCGTTGTTCCAGTCATACCAGACACCTCCTTTAGTTTCGCCAAAGGAGCTACCCTCTACAGGAGTTCCAAGGTATTCTTCCTTTGTTAGGTCAGGCGTTACAAAGGAGTGGAATGAGAATGGGGATGGTTCATTACCAGCAAGCTTAGGGGTGTCCTCAATGTGTTCTAGGAACGCTATGCGGTCATCCTCTGGCCCAGTAATGCTAATGCGGTTGTATACCCAGTTAGGCATGATTATTCCTTTCGTTTGTTTGTGTTGGCTACACGCCAGCGTTGATTAGGTTGCGCTTGATGCCAAGGTTGACGATGCCACGACCAAGTGCGAACAGGTCATTGGTATCAGTGATGTGTACGGCTACCTCGCATCCGTGAGTATCTACGGGAGTATCATCATTGTGATACGTTTCTCGTGGGTCAGATACAAAGGCTAGTGCGGTAAGCACACCAGCACGACGGAACTCTTTGAGTAGCTTGTCACTTGCTTCGCTGTCACTCCATACACCATCAGTGATAGTGATACAGAGCTTGATAGCACGCTTAGACTCAGCAAGAACATTCTTGGCATACTTGAGCGTTTGTAGTGGCTCAGTACCACCACGACACCAAGACATGCGTACGTTAGTACTTACTCGCTCCTCAGAGGAGTAAAGGACAAACGGACGGTGGTCATAGGCAAGGACTGTAGTACTTGCGTTAGCACGATCAAGGGCACGCTTCATAGCCCACATGGACTCGAACGCTCCCTTGGCCATACCCTGCATAGACCCAGAGATATCTAGCAGGATGACTGCCTCGATGTCTACGGCATCCTCACGCCCGATATCCCACTCATCGAAGCACTCGTCAAGGTCAGTGCCTGTAACGTAGCGTTGGATGTTGAGACGCCCGTGCTCAGTACGGCGTAGCCAACCTGGGTCAAACTCTGCTCGCAATCGCTCTAACTCGGTAGCAAAGGACTTGGAAGCCTGTGCTATTTCCTTAGGAACAACCTCGTCAAAGGTATCGAGACGTGATGGCTTGCCAGCATTGGTAGACGTAAGCTCAGCGTCTGCGTTGTACTGCTTGATTGTCTGGGCAATCTCACGCGCCTTAGACTGCTTGACCGTGTTGATGATGTCCTTGGCAATATCTGACAGGGACTTGTCACCAGTAGCAGAGCCACTGCCCATGGAGTCAGGCGTACCATCTTGAGCGCCCTCGTTGCCGTTGGTATCTGCGGATGTTGCGTTATCCTGCTCGATAGCATCAGCCACACGTTCGCTAACCTTCTGCTGTTCTGCCTTGGACATGGGCTTAGACTTGGAAGCCTTCCACTCACCAGTAGCACGGTGGTCATGACCTGATGGGTCACTTACACGCTTCCACCCACTGTTGTTGTTCCAACTGTTGTTGTTCCAGTAGTCCGTAGACGTGCTAGGCAACTGGGTGATTAGTGCGTCGTACTTTTGGATAATGTCTAGCGCAACTGCGTAGTTCTTAGGGTCAGCAAGGTTGAGCACAATGTACTGGTCAATCAAGCTACCAATTTCCTGTACGTGCTGAGGCTGTTCGTACAAGTCAGCTACCTGCTTACGCAATTCCTTAGGCAAGTACTTGCGCCCATGGAGTAAAGGAAACGCTACATTCCATTGCTCAGGCTCATCCATGATGAACTTAGCGACTGCCGCCTTGAGCCAGTCAGCTACATTACCGAAACGCTTAGTCATATACATCTCGATACGCTGGTCTTCTAGAGCATTGAACGCCCGCCATAGACCCTGCTTCTGTACATCCTTGGCAAGGTTGCTACCAGCACGTGGGGTAAGGAGGATGTGGGCAATCTCGTGAAGGCTAAGCCCCTTGATGTTGAGCACGGTGTCGGGGCTGGTGAGATCCTGTAACGAGTTCTCGTGAAACCAGATGTTATCGGAGTCTGACCATGCGGGAGCGTCAGGCGTGCCCTGAGCCATCTTGCCCCCCATGTCTACACGGATGGGGCGCAAGGTAAGAGTGCTAGCGAACTTAGACACAACTTGTAGCATACGTACACGTCTAGCAGTGTCGGGGTCTAGCAGGTCGGTGTTGTAGAACTTAGGCGTGGAAATGTTTGTGTTGGTAGCATCCTCGCCTACTTGGATGTTGTCGATAGCGTCTACCATGTTCTGCACGTGCTTGTCCTTGGAGGACTGTATCGCAGACAGGATTGACTGTAGTGCGTCATCAGGGTTCATTGTTTGCTCCTTTGTTTGTAGGAGGGGGGCTTGCGCCCCCCACCTGGTTAGTTAGTGGAGTACTTACCGATGCTAACGCCAAGCTCGTTGGCGATAGTAGGCGCTTCAGCATCAAAGCGCATCTTGATAGCGTCACGCTCACCGTCCATCTTGGGGTAGTTGGACAGGAGAGAGTTGACCGCGAACTCAAAGTTCAGGCTCGTAGCATGAGACACAAAGTTCTTGAGGATACGAGTGGACATTGGTACAGAGAACTCATCGTTCATCTCGGATGCTTCACGGATATTGCTAGCAAATCCTAGGAGCGTGAAGGATGGGATGAAGTTACTCTCGATGTTGGTATCGTAGGTGAACTCCAACTTAGTACCGAAGCGGTCAATCAGCGCGGCATCTTGACGGCTAGTACCTGTGTACCCAATGCCTGTGTTCTGGTCGGCAATGAATAGCACGTCGGGGTGTACCTTGATGACCTCATTGAGTGGGTCGATACGCAACTCGCGCTCTTCCAAGAGGCTAAGGAACAACGGAGCAGCCTTAGGAGTCATACGCGTCAACTCGTTGATGAGGATAACACTAGGCTGTTGGATTGCCGTAGCCAGTTGGCTGTACTTCCAGCGGGTAGTGTTACCTACGCCTGTCGGTACGAACCTACCCTGTGTAACTGTCTGGTCAATCTGCTGGGTACATTCGATGGTTACGAATGGCAAGCCCTTGATTGCCGCGTAGTTACGGGCACTCGATGTCTTACCTGTACCAGCATCACCAGTAAGCAAGACATTGTCTTGCTTGCTACGTGCGTTGTCGTATATCTGCTCCTCAGTAAGTCCAAAGAACTTACGTGTGAAGTAGGGCTTGACATCTGGCACGGTAAGCACTGCGCCATTCTCTGCGGTGCTGGCAACGATTGTGCTGTAATCCATGTCTGGCTCACTTTCTGTTGTCGGAGGCAATCCCACGGTGGGAAGCTCGTAGATAGGCTCACTCAAAGGTTGCGAAGCAACCCCCGCGTAAGCGGGCTCTAGTACTACTGGCTGTTCTACGGGAACAGGAACAACCTGAATGCTAGGGCTTACTACCACTGGGGTAGCAACAAGATACTTAGCAAGTACTGCTGGGTTAGCGATCGCGGCATCCATCACTTCGTCATAGACTTCGTGGAATGGGCGACCACTTACCGTATCCATATCCTTTACTGTGCGTACAAGCTTCTGTACTAGCACGGTAGGGGTGATTGGGAACTGAAGCATCTGGTAATCGGCTGGGGTAAGGGCTACTGACATAGGCACGCCTACGCTATCACCTACGAAGCTCAGCACATCTCCACCAGATAGCTCTCGCCAAGCACCTGCCGTACCCCTAAGCCCCTTACCATCACGGGTGAACCTACGGATATTGCCGTCTTGTAGAGGCACAATAACTACCTGCTGAATACCTGTTGGGGTATCTTGCTGAAGGATAGTCGCGAACATTACTTATCTCCTTTGTTGTTTAGAACAATGCGCTTGTATTGGACATTGTCTGTGTGGTTGTTTACGTACTCGCTATCAAACTCGATGCGACTACTGGGTAGGTCATTGTCTAACAACCTATCCTCTAAGTACCTGACTAGGTCAAGCACTGCGTAGGGGTCATTACTTGTGTCGAAGTACAGGGCATCTAGTACCGTGTACAACTCTCGTGCCGTAAACACTACGTCTACGGTTGTGCTGTCGATGGGGTCTAGAGTCTCTACAACCTCATCATCTATCTCTAACATGGGCTCTCCTTTTGACTCATCAGGCTAGGCTCTTACCTAGCGACGTGTAGCCCCCACACACAAGGGCTACACGTTTCGTCATCTCCGAAGAGGGGCTCAGATAATCTCTGTGCGTGTCTCGCAGTAATCTACGCAACTAGGGCAGTCAGGGTCACCACAAGGGCAAGGCTCACCGTCTAGGTATGCGTACATCTTTGCGAGTGCTTCATCCTCACTGTCTGCTGTGACAGTGTAGGACTCTCCTGTGAGGATTGTGTACTCCATTACTTACTCCTTAGGTTGAGTAGTACTAGGGCTAGTGCGCTCCCTAGGGCTACGGCTATGCTGACGGAATTGTTTGTGTTGGCAAGGCTTGCGCCTAGTGCGCTTGTCACGCCTAGCAGGGCGCACATTGTCGCGCCTAGCTTGAGATACCTAATCACTTTGCGCTCCAATCAACTTGGTAGTACAAGTCCATGTGTAACTTGTACTCGTACTCTGACTCTTCTTGTGAGTTTGAGTAGGCGTCGTTGATTAGCTCCCAACCGTAATTGGCAGACTCATCTTTGACGTAGGTCTGTACTGCGTACCATGAGTCACCGTCGCTCTGGTCTACCAAGATAGTCAGGTAGTAATCATCGCTGTACTCGTGTAGTACATTCTCTGTTTCTTCCCAAGTGACTAGGGACATTGCTTGCTCCTTTGTTATGTGTGTGAGAGTAGGCAGTTTAGACACTTGCCTAGGTGCTTCCTTTGATCCAAGGGCGGTCACTTTAACGGCTCGTGCTACGGACGCTCGTCATGATTGCCTAACGCGGTCATAAATCGCGACTATTTCAAAGGTCTACTATGAGCCAAGACATCATCACTAGCCCTTGCGGGGGGACTATAGTCTCGTCACTGCGCGCCCTCAGGCATAGTTACCTCTTACCTATCGAGAATTACATCTCTCTAGGAAGTTCTTGACGGCTTCACTCTTGGTGAAGTCGAAGTACTGGCAGTGCTCTAGGTAGGCGTGGATACCATCCACTACTACGGCTGAACACTCCCAAGCACCTTGAGAGGTACGTCTTACGGATACGTCACTCTTGGTAACCATTAGTCCGTGTACCCTTCTACGAGCGTGCCATCTTCGGCAAGACTATCTGCGTAGTCTGCTTCTCCTACACGGTAGGCGATAGGGTCGCACAACCTAAGAATTGCGGAAGGCGAAAAGCTTACGTACCCCATCTTGTAGATTGGGTAAACCTCATCGAGCATCTCTTCGTAAAGCTCAATGAACTTCTCGTGTGTGATTGTTGTTGCCATGAGTATCTCCTTAGTTCTTGTGTGTGATTAGTGTTAGTACTTCTTCGAGCTTAGAGTCGGATAGACCTAGGTCATCTCCCTCATCATCTACGCCCCCAACTAGGATGGCGTCGCCCATGATGATGTCTGTCGCCCCAAAGCGCGTTCTAAAGAGCAACGTCGCTAAGAGGTTGAGAGGTAAGCCGTCGAGCTTTCCCTCTTCGTTGACGTACATAGTGAGGTCATCATCTAGGCTAACGGCTTCGATGTATCCTCCTACGGCGTCGCTAATGACTCTGTATGAGCCCTCAGGTGCGTCTAGGTCGACTGTCTGTATGCTCTTAGAGGCTCTGACAATAAGTGCTTTGCGCATTAGAGGCTCCTCTCTATGTATTCTGATTGTGCTTTGACTAGACGCTTTAGGGCGCTAATCGTGTCGTGCATTTTCTCTACGCGATGCTCATAGGCGTTGACTGTTGCCTCTAGGTCTCGCTCTAGGTCTTTCTCCACACTAGAAAGGTTCTCTACTGTGAACTGATGCTCTAGCAAGTACCTTTCGTAATTGCTAATGTCTTGCGCTTTGTCTGCGAATAGAAGCTCATACTCCCACTCCGCTAATGGCTCTTTGCTCATCTTGCTTTGCTCCTTTACTCTAGGGCTACCCTAAGGACGCCCAAGCTTGTGGGGGTTCTAGGGGGCGAGAGCCCCCTAAGTCTCTTTCGAGAGGCTTTGTGTGTTATCTAGAGAGATAAAGACTTATAGAGAGAGACACACATACGTCTATACACGCTCTCCCTATAAGCCCTCACCTGTTACATATGACATACCCTAAGAGAGTTTCTCTATCGTGGGGATTCTGTCTTATGCCTGACTTATGTACATACCATGCCTAAGAGTGACTCTCACCCTTGTTAGCCTATGGCGATGTGCTTCCTAAGCCTAGAAACACAAAAAGCCCTACAGGCTTACCTGTAAGGCTCTCTCTGATGCTAGTACCTGATACGAGTAAGGGGGGCTAGTCTGCGACCTGGCGGTACACTCGCTTAGCCCCCCTCTCTCTTAGAGCAGTAGCCTATTAGGCGTTGATCAGCTCTACAATGTCTTCCCAGCCTGCGTTGAGACCGAGACCCTTGATGATGCTAAGGCATTCGGTGCTTACCGCGTAGGCAAAGGAGTCTTTCCGTGCCTGCTCACTCTCGTAGGCAGACTTAGGCATACCCTTGAAAGCCTGGTATGCCTGGGCAATCTGAGGGATAGTGAAGAAACCGCCAAGGCTAGTTACCTCGTATTCGCGCGAGAGAACCTCAGCACGCTTAGCGCGCTTGAAGTCAAGCACGAATGGGCGGAACTGGGGCATACCCTCTAGCACGCGTAGTTGTGCGGGCGTAGCGGTTTCGAGGTTGAGTGCGTCGGCGGTAATAACTGAAGTAGACATATGTCTACCCCCTTTCTTATGTGTGTGTTTAGTTGGGGCGAATACCCCTTAGAGCCTAGGTGCGAGACATAAGCCCTAAGGGGAACAGGGTGCGCACGCGCCTTAGAGACACGCACGCGCCCTGCCCGTGTAAACACACGGAAAGATTACCTAGCCCCGTTAGCGCGTCTCTCACACGCGCCTAGGGGCGTTGCCGTATTAGGGCGGAAACCACAGTTGCCGAAGCCCCTGCGTCTAAGACAAACCTAGCCCAAGACCTGCCAAAGTAACCGCACGCTTAGCCAGTAAGCACCAGGTGAGAAACACGGTTGAGGCCCTCTCAATCTAGGCAGTAGCCTAAATCGGCCACAGTAGCTCAATTAACAGATAGATCGCCCCTACCGATGTGGCAGACTTGATATATGGACGAGTTTGACGAGATCATCGAAGTGTCATTTACTGACCGCGAAATCGCCACGCTCAACATGCGCGCCCTCACCTTTGAGGAGTGGAAGGCCATGGTAGAGGGCAACGGGATCGAATTCGAACCCTAAGATCGCCCCTGCTATAAACGCTGTGTAGTTATCAAGCTGCTAGTACTAATCTAGTCAAAGTGGCTACCTGAGTCAAATTAGCGGCGCGCGTATAAGCAGGGGCGTTTTAAGGGTAAAAATTGTGTCACAATGGGATGAACATCCCCCCAGGCGAATAGGAAACCGTCATGGCAGCAAAGAAGTCTCGTGGAGACCGTAACGACAACCGTCCCAGTGGCAAGGCGTCAAAGAAGACCCCTAAGGTATTTGACCCCATTAAGCGTCGTCTCGTAACGAAGTAAGGGCTCTCGGTAATGACAACCCCAGAAAATACCCCCAAAAGCTCGTGGACACCAGCAGAGTGCGCGCACTGTGGCTATGAGGTAGTACCTGCAGAAGTAGGTCACGAGATCCACGGTAGTCACTGGGAAGAACCTTCCCCAAATGGTTGGGTACACAACCCCGCCACGGTAGGCAAGCACTGGACAGAGAATTACGACACCAAGACTCACGCAGCCATGCCTTACGACGGACGTACAGTAGAGCAGGAGCACGCTGGGGCTGAGGAGTTCCAACGTCAACTGGACGCGACGCACACAAAAGCGGCCTTCGAACAGATCATGAAGAACAATAACCTAGGGCGACAGTTCGACTAATGAGCCAAAGAGAAGCCTTTGAGAACGGTAAAGAACACTTTACCTATCAGTTCCACCAGGCACCAACGTACGCAGGTACGCACGAAGTAACTGCCCACGACACCAAGGGCAAGAAGGTTGGCTCCCTCACATGGAACGCCAACGAGATCGAGAACATCGACGTAGCTAAAAAGCATCAGGGCAAGGGTATAGCCGAGAGTATGCTCGTCCATGCTAGGCGTCAAGCAAATGACGAAAAAGCCCCTGTGCCCTCACACAGCCTCACTCGCACCCGTGCAGGACATGCATTTGCTAAAAAAACTGGCGGCGCAGGAAGCGCCATTCCAGATAAGTACATCACGTTCCTAGACTAGGTTTCTGGCACACTAGTTAATGGGGAGCTGACTAGTGGAGTGACATGTCACGCATTCTTGATATCTTCTTGCGTATCTTAGCGGTGTTCAGCATTTCGGCCCTTTCTGTAGTTGGAGCTGGTGCGGTCGTGCATGTGGACCCCCTCCAAACGATCTTGATGGCAGGCATTCTTGGTGTAGCCAATGTTCTAGAAGAACTAGCTCGTAAGTATGTTAATGACGGTCGTTTAAGTGATGACGAGATCAACGAGACGTTTAAAAAGGCTAGCGAGGCCGATTAACCATAAAACGAGGGTTCTTCCTGGCACACTTGAATCTATGAACAGAAACGAGCACTTTGCTGCGGGAACTGATGACGGTCGGTCGCATGAGGTCCCATACTGGCATTGGGATCCTAACGGGGGCTCTGAGGTACGGCACTCTACCTTAGGTAAAACCGTTACAGACGAAGATCGCTGGGTGTTTCAAAACGGTCAGTGCCATGCGTTGGCGGAGCATCTCCATAAGTCCGAAGGGCACCCTATTTACTCGGTGTCAGAGCACGGCATGTCTGGCAAGCGAGAGGTCACACACTTTGTTAACGCACACAAAGATGACCCCAACCTTATTCACGATGCTGATGGTTGGCAAAATATTCAAGATTTTCATGAAAAGTGGGATCCAAGTGGGAACAACCGCGTAATTCTGCGTAAAGTCAGTTTGAAGGCTATGCAGCAACGTACTGAAAATAACCCAGACTGGCTAGCCCCACACCACGAGGGTGCAGCGGCGTTTTACTCCCGTAGCAACAAGGGAAATCGTTAACCCTTAACACACTGGTTATTCTGGCACAATTGTTCTATGAGTGATAACTGGCGTAAGGCCCTAGAGCAGAAGGCCAAAGAAGCTGAGGCGGCGGATAAGCGTCCCCTGGCTACGGTTACTCCTATTACCCAGGCTCCAAGTGTTCGTTCAAAGATGCAGGCTGAGTCAAGTAAGCACTAAAACAGCTTTGCTTACTAGCACAATTAATTAACAAGCTTTAAAGGAGCCCTCATGGCTAAGAATCTCAAAGACTTTGGTAATAAGGTAGCTACAGCTGCTGGCTGGGCAACAGTCCCTGCCATTGTTACCGCTCAAGCATTGGGTGCAGGCACTAACGTAGCTGCAAACTTGGGCGCTGCTGGCTTGGCTGCAGGTATCGGTGCTGGAGCTGCAGTAGTTGGCCAACGTCGTCAGGTTGTTCGCAACCGTAAGGCCCACGCAATGGACGCATTTAACAGCGCACGCAAGTAGCAGGGGCCTTCTTAGGTTAAAAAATGATGCGAAACCGCTATATCCTTAAGGGAGCCAACTACCTGGCAGCTGAGGCATATGCTGAAGAGCAGGGCTGGGAAGCCACCGAATGGATCTATTTTGGCGCTACAACCGCCGAATTGATCATTATTGATCTCGAAGACAAGGATGTGAACTGGTAATGCGCGACAATCACGAAGCACGTACCAATCTGTACGAAACAGCCAAGAAAATCGGTCTAGGCAACAGCATCGAAGACCCTCAGACAGGCACACACTGGGTAGACCTCTCTGGCTTGACCCCCGAACAGGTGTACCAGCACCCTCTTTTTGGCTCTGAAAAGCCTTGGGAACGCGAAGAACGAGAAAAAGGCAAGTAAATGGCATCTATCTCTGACTCAATTGCCCTTATTGGCCTCATTTTGGGCTTTTCATTCCTCTACATCGTCAAATATGACAGTCTGAACCCCAAAACTAAGCGTTTTATGTGGGTTCTTGGCCTTCTTATCCTTCTCTATGTTGTTTTTACTTACGCTGACGACTTCGTTATCGACGTAAAGAACTTCATTGCCGCGATCAACGCGTAAAAAAATAGGTCGCGTCGGGAAAAAACGGGTAGGAAAGATAAAAGTATGGGCCAGAGCAAGCGTGGGCGCACCTTTAAAACGGGTGAAGCCAAAAAAAGCTACTATGAGCGCCTAGAGCACTACAATGCTACTGGGACATGGCCTAAGGCTAAAAGTGCTCTTAGCGGGGCACAGAAGGCTCCTGAGGCACATTCTGAGGTGCATCCAGAAGAACAAGCGCCTGCAGCTGCTCCTCACCCCACTCTTTTTGATCTAGACATCCCTACCCCACCTTCTAGGGGCACGTTCGACCACTAGTAGCCTTATTGACACCGTTTTTTTATGGTGTAACATAGTTACTAGCTGGGCGGCGGTTTTTCCTCCTTTCTTCCGCCGCCTAGCCTTTTCTCAGTTTTTTTAGGCAATGCCTTCTGAGGTTGTTCTCTACACTTAAAAATAGAGATTACAACCCTAGGAGATATCTTGACTATTTACGACTTCCCACCCATGACATGGAGCGACTTCCTCGCTATCCCAGATGGTGAGACTGTCCACAACTACGGCGCGCAGGAATGTGTCGCTCTTGCAAACCTGTACGCAACATCCGTACTTGGCTGCAACCTCCGCACTGTAAACATCGGTTCTGCCGAAGAGTGGTGGACCACTGACGCGATCCTCGATGCATGGGGCTTTGACCGTGTTACCGAAAACCCACAGGTTGGTGACATCTTCATTGGTTCGTTCGGTCTGTATGACAGCCAGTTCGGTCACATCGGTGTTGTTGTCCGTGCATGGGATGGCTCGACCTTCGGAACCATGGAGCAGAACGTAGGCCGTGAGGTTGTCTCACGTCACGACCGCACCATGCGTAACATTGACGGATTCCTGCGTACCCGCAACCAGGCTGCTATTGGTGGGGGCGCTCCTACACCTGCCCCTGCAGCTAACCTCGCTCCTACACAGCGTCAGGCTGGCCCTCTCGGTGTATTCCGTCGTGCAGAGCCTAATCAGTCGTCAGAGCACCTTGACGGTGACCTCGAGGCTGGCGAAGTTGGTAACTTCGTAGGCTATGTCCACGGTGAAGACCGTGGCGGAAACGACATCTGGTTCCAGGGTGTATCGGGCAACTACTTCTGGTCAGGTGCCTTCACAGACTCAGGAACACACGATTTGCCTGATCTGAACGCTCCTGCAGCTCCTGCACCTGCTCCCGAGCCAGCACCAGTGGCTGACCCAGCTCCAGCAGCACCCGTTGCTGATCCAGCTCCCGTAGAGCCTGCGCTTGTAAATGTAGACCCTACTCCCCTCCCCTCCGTAACCCCCACCTCAACAACGTCTGACGTTGTTGCCCCAGTAAAGGAAGCCCCCGTGCCACTCACCGCTGAAGAAATTGCAAAGCAAACCGCTTCGATCGAGGCTCTTCCCGAGCCAGACCTCGGTGCGATCATCCCTACCGCTAAGGGTCGCAAGGTTGCTTACGCACTGTACGCAGGTGTTTCACTTGTCGTAGCTAACACCGCAGTAGCATTCGCCGCACTCCAGACGGCATTCCCCGCATGGTTGGTAGTTGCCCTTGCCGTAGTTGGCAACCTGGCCACACCATTCAGCGCGATTGCTATCGCCAACGCGAAGAACGCATCTAAGTAACACCCGACAAGGAATTTCCCCCAGTAGCTGAAAAGTTATTGGGGGATTTTTCTTTGTTAGTAGAAGGGTCCTTTGCTCCTAAGTTGTAGACTGGAAATCCTTCAAGCCGCTCCTTGCCTTTCGAGATGTGGGGCGGCATTTTTCACCCCTAATTACAAACGAAAAGAGACCGCCATGGGCATTCTAGGAACGGGCATTCAAGAGGGAATTCTCCTCAAGCCAATCAAATATCAGTGGGCAATGGACCTTTATGACCAGGCGGTAGCAAATACCTGGTTCCCTAATGAAATTCAACTGGGTGAAGATATTGCAGACTTCAAAAAGATGTCTGAGGATGAGCAGCATGCCATCACCTTCCTGCTGTCATTCTTTAACCCCTCTGAGCTCATTGTAAACAAGGCCCTAGCATTTGGCGTGTACCCCTATCTAAACGCGCCAGAAGCCCATTTATACCTTGCTAAGCAGATGTGGGAGGAAGCCAACCACTGCATGAGCTTTGAGTACGTTCTGGAGACTTTCCCCGTGGATCGTGCCAAGATCTATGACCAGCACGTATCTGTACCCTCTATCAAGGCCAAGGAGGACTTTGAGGTCAAGTTCATTAAGCGAATGACCGAGCAGACTCTCGACATCACTACTGTAGAGGGCAAGCAGGACTTCGTACGCAACCTGGTGGCCTACTCGGTCATTATGGAAGGCATCTGGTTCTACAGCGGCTTTATGACCGCTTTGTCGTTCCGTCAGCGTAACCTACTTCGTAACTTTGCCTCGTTGATCGACTGGGTAGTGCGCGACGAAAGCCTCCACCTCAAGTTCGGCATTAATCTCATTGTGACCGTACTGGAAGAGAACCCAGAGATTGTTACTGAGGAGTTTGCCGCTGAGATCCGCAAGATGATTCTGGATGCTGTAGACATGGAAATCGCGTACAACCAGGACCAGTTCCCCAACGGTATCCTCGGTCTAAACGCTAAGTACGTAGCTCAGTACACGCAGTACCTGGCAGATCGTCGCCTGGAAGAACTTGGGTTTGCTCCTGAGTACAACGTGGCTAACCCAGCCCAGTGGATGGCCACAGCTAACGATACTCTGCAGCTCGTGAACTTCTTTGAGTCCACCAACACTTCGTACGAAAGTAACGGAGCAAAGTAGTCTGCTACACTAATCACGAAAGCTAACACAGGCTGTTAGCCGTAGGACTCTCCTTAACGGGAGGTGCCCTAGCTGGGCCTCACGAGTGTGCCCCTCCAAAACAGTTGTATGCCATAACCCCCGCCGTTGACCTCCCTACTATCTGGGAATGCCGATGACGGGGGTTTTGTGCTAATATCTCTACTACGAGACTGAGCCTCTGTTGGACAAGTTACTGCAGTAACCCCATCACGCAAATGAGCTTAGCTAGCTCCCCCAGGTATCAGGGCGGTCATATTTGAGGCGGTACCGCCGCACACCCCCATCACTAAGCGCTCTACAGTTGGTGGGGGTTTTGTGTTTACAAAAAGCCCCCCAGTAGTTAGCTGGGGGGCTTCTTATTGGCTGTCTTAAGACAGCCGAATGATCACTGCATAGTGGGATGGGGAACCATCTGTTGATGTCTCAACAGTGCGTCCTTCAAACCCCCCCTGAACAGCAACACCATTGCCAGCGTAAATGGCCACATGGCCCCAACGCATCATGATGTCTCCTGGCTTGGCATCAGCCGCTGTTACTCGTGTACCGTATCCCCCGAAGTCCATAGGACCGAGGTCTCCAACGCTAAAGCCGATAGATCGTAGGGATTTCTCAACTAGAGCGGTGCAGTCTTGACGTACACCGAGTTGTGATCGTGCAGCGGCAAGTAGCGCCAACCCAGCATCATAAGCTGGGGCTGCGGGTGCGGGAGCAATAACTACTTCAGGTACAACAGTTTCCTGTGTAACTGGAGCGTTGCTCGCTTCGATGATTTCTTCTCCGTGAGCAGGAGCCGCATTTGCGAGCGTAGCTGCTACTAGAAGAACGGAAGCCACCAAACTAGTGGTGGCTACTTTTGTTACTGTGATTAGCTTCTGCACCTGGGTTCACGTCCTTTCAGCCCGTGGGTATTTCCCGTGGCTTGTTCTAGTGACTTGCGTGTGAAGTTGTCTGAATAGACTAGCACACGTTTTGGTGCTGTTAACCTGCTAGCAACCTCCCACCCCAACAATGGGACATATCCACTGAGGGTTAACTGTGCTTGTAGGTGTGGGTGTTGGCGTGGGTACAGGGGTTGCACTTGGGAGGGGGACTTGTGTGGGAGAAGGGGTCGGAGTAGGCGTTGCGACTATAGCGGGAGCCTGAGGAACTACTGGGGGCGCGGGAGCTACAGGAGCTACCTGTGCTGGTGCTGCGGGAATCAGGGGTTGTCCTACAGGGGCACTGACAACTGTTATGTTTAGGGATTTTATGAGGCTCTCCATTGAACTCATTCCCAAAGGGTACGCCCAGCTTATTACCCATAGAAAAAAGGGTATAAATAAGACGCTAAGTAAAAAGTTAAGTAATAACTTAATCATGTTGAACACAGTACCCCTGTGTGTTAGAGTAGTCAAGCCCCCAGAGGGCAATGCCCCCTTAACTCAGTTGGTCAGAGTGCGATACTTGTAATATCGAAGTCAGGCGTTCGAACCGCCTAGGGGGCCCCATTTGTCCACATTAATGCTAGCTGCTATACTTTTTACATGAAACTTTGTCATGTATGTAAAGAAGGCCCAGTAGTTAATTCTGGAAAGTGTCGCCCATGCTACAACGCCTACATGCTTACGTACACTACTGCACGATATCACCGTCGCCGCAAGGAAGCAATTGAAAAGCTGGGCGGAGCGTGTGTTGTTTGCGGTGCTGTTGACGGGCTAGAGTTTGACCACAAAGACTCTAAAGATAAGGCTTTGGAAATCAGTAAGGTTCTGACTCACTCTTGGGCAAAGATCGACACGGAACTGTCTAAGTGCCAGCTACTATGCAATAGCTGCCACGTAGAAAAGAGTTTCCGAGAAGGAGACATTGAGTCTGTAGAGCATGGCGGTGGAAAAACAGGTAAACGAAATTGTCGTTGCGAACTTTGCAAGCCACTAAAGAACGCTTACATGCGAGAACTTAAAAATAAACGACGCACAGCCCTAGAACTACAGAAAGAGTAAAAATGATCAAGCACATCACGCAAGATGAATACGCAGAGGCTACAGGCAGCGGTCTGAAGCTTGTTAAGTTCTGGGCACCATGGTGCACGTCCTGTGTAGCTATTGAGCCTGTCCTTCAGCAGGTACAGGAACAGATCCCCAGCGTAGACGTTCTTAAGATTAACGTAGAGGATGCCGTGGAGTTCTGCATGGGTCTGGGCGTCTCTGGGCTTCCTGCTTTGCACCTTTACAAGGATGGCGAAGTAGTTTGGAAAGAAAAGGGCGCTAAGCCTTTCGGCTATTTGGTAGAGAAGATCTCACCGTTCGTCTAAAACGGTTTAGGGGGTTGGCGAGTACGTCAGCCCCCTATACTTTTTAGATGAGTAGAAACAACGAGTTCGAGACACAGCGTGCGCTACACAAGCGCAACGACACTGTCGTATTCGATCTCGACGGCACTATTGCCGATACCATGACTTACGAAAAGCACCACAAGGCTAAAAAGGGCAAGAACGAAGACTTTGCCAAGGAAGCTCTTGATGTAGGTGTCAATGACGACATCCTAAAAAAAATGAAAAAGGCCGCTGATCAGGGAAAAAACGTTGTTATCCTGACTGCTCGCTCTGCTCACTACCGCGATGAAACCAAGAAGTGGCTTCATGAGAACGGTGTTCCTCACGACGCTTTGGTTATGCGTCCTACCGATAACACAGACAAAGACGCCAAAGTAAAGCGCAATTTGCTTGAGGAAAACATCCTTCCAGAGTTCGATGTCAAGAAAGCATACGACGATAGGGCAAAAAATCGTCGAATGTTTGAGAAACTTGGTATTAACGCTAAAGGAGTAAAGTAATGTGCGCAGGTTGTGGTAGCAGCGGTCAGTTCACTGACAATAATGGCGCACAGTCTGACACAGGCTCAGTAGCGGAAAACTCTAAGTACACTGGCGCTAGTTCTACTGACGAGAAGTTTGAGGGACAACACCCTGGCAGCGAGGCTAACCCCCGCATTGGAAATGTAGGTTGGGGTAACTAGTGAAGCAGCAGAGAAAGCTTAAAGATCAAACTACTGGCATGTTTGCTGGTCCTCGCGGATCTATCGGGCAGTACGACACCGAGAACGCAGCAGAAACATCGGGAACCACATACGGTGGTCAGGGCCTAGGTTGGTTCTGGCAAGGATATCCAGCAGTAATCGGTGGACTTACTGAGTACGACCCTCGGGCTTTACAGCCAGGGTCTAACCTCAATGCAGCTCAGTTTAACTCGGACACACTAGCTAAACGGGCTGGTTACGATGACAACGTTTCTACTGGCGCTAGCGTGGGCGGCACAGCCCCGTACATGGGAGCAATCTAATGGCATTTGCAGCACTTATTCCCGAGTTGCTTGCTGGCGGAGAGGCCGCTGGAGCAGGCGCAGGACTCTTCGGTGGTAGAGTGGCCGCTGGTGGACTTTTCGGATCCACCGAAGCCGAGGCAGCAGGAAACATTGCCTCTATGGCCCCTAGTGGACGACGTGTAAACGGAAACGTAAGTTCACAGCAGCAGTCAATTGCTTCTCCTGTGTACCACCCAGAAACTACGGCTGAGGAAATCCACGGATGATCCCCCGTAAACCACTGCGACCCAACAACAGTCGCAAGTCTTTGAAGCAGCTCTTTAACTCAGCAGCTGCCCCTGCACCATTTGTGAAGTCTATTGAAGAACCATCTATCGCAACATACGCTGGACCAGGCCGTCAAAACGGCGAGGGCTTTGGGGGCGGCAACCGAGTAACGAGGCGTCAGCGATGACCATTCAAGACGTTCTCTATTGGGCTGCTGCCATTATCGCGATTGGCGGTGCGGGTACAGTGGTGTGGAAAATTACTAAGCCCCTGGTTGTTCAGACCAAGAAACTACTTCACTCTCTCGACAAGTTTACTGAAGACTGGTTTGGCACAGAGGCGGGACCTGGTAGGGACGCTGTTCCAGGAGTAATGGCTCGACTCAACAACATTGACGGTGAACTCAAGCACAACGGCGGGTCTACAATGAAAGATGCGGTTAAGCGCATTGAGGAACGCCTGACTACTATCGACGGTAGACTTGAAGAAGGAAACGCTCGTTTTGACGAGTTTGACAAGCGCCTTACAGAAGTTGAAAAAGGATCACAATCATAATGCCTGAAACAATGCAGTTTGGTTTGCCTATGGGGGAGTCAAAGGGTGGGCTAACAAACGCGATTAAGAATGCGATTGAAGCCAAAAAGAAAGCGGTGCTGAGTGGCCGTGCGCGGCTCGATGCGCAGATCAAAGAGCAGAACGCCAAGAGGGAAGCTGGTGGAGCAGAACAGATCGACGCGTCTACTGGGGCATCTTCTCACCCCGAAGACGCATACTCAGACTGGCTTCAGAAGCGTGACATCAAGAATAACGCACAGTTTGCAAAGCAACAAGAGCAGCAGCACTTGAACCTTCAGGCTGAAAAAATTGCTCGTGATAGAGGGTTCACTGAAGGACATCTGCAAGAGCTTGGATTTAAACCACATGAGTGGGGCAAGCTCGTGGATTTCTCTGATCGTGAGAATGCCAATATTGCTCGCGCTGCCTGGAGAAAACAATTAAAAGCGCGAGTTGCCGCACCCACTTCTCCCAAAGCAGCAATGACTACGCCAGCGTCAAACGCTAGGCCCGTAAAACCTATACAAACTGTAAAGCCCGTGAATCTTCCTGAAGGACGGTTAAAGCAAAACACTGCACCAGGTGGAGGCCTGAACCCAAAGCAGTTTAAGGGCAAGATTCTTTAGTCCTGCTAAATATCTTAAAATAGGGCAGACTTTTTATAGAAACTTTAAGGAGTACCCCTATGACTACATGTGCAAACTGCGGCTCAGTCGCTGAGTACAACTATCTCGGCACCAAGTACTGCAACACCCATCTTCCTCGTTTTCTCCGCAACAGAGATGGATCCATCTCGGCTGTAAAGCTTGCTGCTATTGAAATCCCCGAGATTAAGCCGCCTGTTGTTGAGGCACCTATAGTTGAAGAGGCTCCCGTTGAGGAAGCACCAAAACCATCCCCAAAGAAGCGCACTAAGGAAACGGATGAGACCGTAATCGAAGACGCTCCTGAGGAGGCTCCCGAGGGGGAGTAAATGCCTGTAATTAGAAAGTTTGCTGTACAAGGCCACGCAGTTCCTTCTGGCCCATATGGCGCACACGGACCCTTTCCACCTGAGATCTTCCAAAGTTCTCCTGTGGTATACGACGAAGAACACGGTGACTCTTTACATGAAGCTCTGGACAATGTTCGGATGTTCCGCTGTAAGGATTGTTATGAGATTCTTTATGCAGACGAGCTTGATGAGCACATTTGCGAAGAGGATCTTTACTAGATTTCCCGTTAGCGCAGCGGGGAAGTAAAACCCATCTCTAGAGAAAGATAAAACATCATGGCAACAAACCAAAACGGGCACCTGCTCGATTCACGTGGTAATGTCGTAGTTGACTTTGTGTGGGGTAACCTCCCCATTCAGCCAAACGACGTTCGCCGCGACAACGGTGGTTCAAACCTTGACTACACCAAGGACAACCACGTAATCGTAGAAACCGCCTACAACGGCTACCCCCTCTATACCCCCAACGATGACGGTGCCATCATCAGCGGAACTGCTTACGTTGTTGTTCCTAACGTGCTTGGCCAGCTGACTGCTGACGCTGTTGACACACTGACGGACTCCGAGTTCACCATCACTACCGCATCCGCAGCTACTAACGCTGCTGTACAACCTACTCGCGTAAACGTTACTGCTACAACTGCAGCTACAGTATACGTAGCAAGTGGTACGGGCGCATACCCAGTAGGTACAAAGGTAACCATCGCAAGTGGTACTGGAATTCCAACCGCAGTCGTTGGTACCTGGACTGTAACTGGCGGTAACGGAACCAACATTGTTATCTCGGGAACTGGCTGGACAGTTGCTGACTCTGGCTCGATTACTCCAGGCACCAAGCTCTCGGGTGCAGCTGGAACCATCAAGACCCAGTCTATTGCTGCGGGTACTGACAGCGTTGCTGTTGGTGCTGCAATCACCGTCACCCCTTGGGCTGCAGCTTCCTAAGCTATAGCTAATGGCTAACACGACGCCCCCAGGAAATGGTGGTAGAACAGCTACATTTAGTGGAGCTGCCTACACATCTGCTTCTGGGGGCGTTCGTGGTGGTTTACCAATAACTCAAGACACTGCAAACGCTGTTAGCTCTAGTGGGCTTATTGGTGGGGACTACTTTATGGGTACCCCAGACTGGCAAGCGGGGTTAGCCGCACCAGGTAGTCGTGGCACATTTTTTGACGATCAAAGCGCTGTCTCTGCCTTTCGTACTGAAGAGTCAGACCTAGACGCACTCAATGCAGCTATGGCGGCTCAAGGACTGGCCCCGAATGAGTACGCAGAGTACTACTACGAACCAAAGAGTGCAGTAATCTCGAACTTTGTTGCAGCACCTCAAAAAGCCTCAGGTCTTACTGACATCCCTACATCCACAACTAATTACGCCCGTCCTCGTACAGTAGCTGCTGGTTGGGCGTCTGTAAAGGACGATGAGGGAAACATCATAAACCACGAAATGGGAACTCTCACCGTGGTATTCCGTGACGGAACGCTGTGGAACTACTACGATGTTCCTCGTTCCGTATGGATCAAGTTCCACGACGCGATTTCTAAAGGACGCTCATTCCTTAACCCACCAAACCGCAGCAACCCAAAGCCAGGTACGCTCCTCGCATACCCCAATGGCCCTGCCGACGTATCTCAGATCGATGAGAGTATTCGTCAAGCAATTTACCTAGCTGCTCGTACCAAGCAAATTTATTACAGGAATCCTAAGTCTGGACCTGCCCACTATCAGTACGTTTACCGCAAGCAAGCCGATGGCAGCATGAAGCGCACTAGAATTAAGACCTATGGTGCTGCTCAAGGGCCTTATACTGGCAATACTAATCCTGCCACTAACAGGAAAATAGCCCAGGCGGCAGCAGCAAAAGCCGCAAAAGCGTCTAAACCCACGCCACGGAATACTTCAGCTCAACGTAAGAAATAGGGATATGCCCAAGGTTCACAACATCGGAAAAAACAGGTTCACACAACTCATAGATTTCCCTGTAAAATGGGAGGGCAAGTTGGCAGTACGAGGCTGGACTCAAGAGATTGAGGAACCCTTCCGTACTGCCGCACCACTTATAGTAAGACTCCCTTTCCATAAAGCGTTAGTCTTTGGGAAGTGGACTGGAACACAATCGGATGAAGAAGCCGCGCTTAACAACGCGATGCAAGGACGGGTATTAGCAGATGAAGATTTTGAAGAAGGATGGACCCCCCCAGCAGTCCAAGCTGGAGAAGCGGATCTCTGGGATATCTACTCCTGAGCTAGTCATGTGGGCTGAGAACTCCTTGGCCGTAATTGGCAAGGGCGTATACCACCACCAGCGTGATGGTATGGACGGGCTTAACGATGCTGAGCTGGGTGCTGAGGCGCTGCTAGCTATCGTTAAGGAACTAAAGAAGAGAATGTACTGATGTCTGAGTACGAAGAGATCTTCGAAAATGAGGATGAAGAAGTCGAATACAAATTCGAAGAGATTACTCCTGAGCTTTTTGAGAATGACGAAGACGAAGATGTAGACGCTATTGACGACGACCCCGATGTAGATGAGCTAACTCAGGGGTTTGTTGACCGTCTTGTAGATAAGATGATGTCCTTTATGGACGTTCTTGTAGGACACCCACTCCACCCATACCAGGCTCCTTTGGCCCGTAGGATCATGGAGTCCGTAATCATCGGTGATGGTAAAGAAATCACCGCCCTGGCCTCACGTCAGTCTGGCAAGTCCGAGACGATCGCTAATACCGTCTCTACCCTCATGGTTCTACTGCCTAGGTTGGCGAAGATGTACCCTGATCTCCTGGGGAAGTTTAAGGACGGCATTTGGGTTGGCTTGTTTGCTCCTACAGAAGGGCAGGCAGAAACCCTCTTTGGTCGTACCGTAAACAGGCTTACATCTCCTAGAGCATTGGAGATCCTTGGGGATCCAGAGATCGATGACGCTGCTGCCAAAATTGGTGGCGTAACAAAGATGATTCGTCTTAAGAACTCTGGCTCTACCATCACCATGATGACGGCTAACCCACGCGCCAAGATTGAATCAAAGACCTTCCACCTGATCGTTATCGATGAGTGTCAGGAAGCAGACGACTTTGTGGTTAACAAGTCGATCGCCCCCATGATGGCGTACTACGCGGGAACCATGGTAAAGACGGGCACACCAACTACTAAGAAGAACGACTTCTACAAGTCCATTCAACTAAACAAACGCGTTCAAACTGGACGCGGAAAGAAGCAAAGCCACTTCCAGTGGGACTGGCGGGATGTCGCCAAGGTTAACTCAGACTACGCCAAGTTCATTAAAAAAGAAATGCTTCGTATTGGAGAGGATTCCGATGAGTTCCAGATGTCGTACAACTGCAAATGGCTTCTTGAACGAGGAATGTTCGTTACGTCTAATACCATGGATGAGCTTGGTGACACTTCTCAAGAACTCGTCAAAGTCTGGCATAAGACCCCTGTGGTGGTCGGAATCGACCCTGCTCGAAAGATGGACTCCACAGTTGTCACGGTTGTCTGGGTCGACTGGGATCGACCAGACGCTTTCGGATACTTTGACCACCGTGTGCTCAACTGGCTTGAGCTACAGGGAGATGATTGGGAGGAGCAGTATTTTCAGATTGTTAACTTCCTTTCTAACTACGATGTTCTTGCTATCGGTGTGGACGCGAATGGTGTGGGCGATGCTGTGGCACAGCGACTCAAGCTTCTCATGGGTCGTTCGGAAGTCATTTCGCTTACTTCCAGCCCTACTGAGCAATCGAAGCGTTTCAAGCATCTTCAAGCCCTAATTCAGCGTCAGGCCCTGTCTTTCCCTGCACATGCTAAGACTCGTCGCCTGCGTGTATGGAAGCGTTTCTACCAGCAAATGATTGATGCTGAAGTGCAGTACAAGGGGCCTAATTTCATGGTTGCTGCCCCAGATGAGGCGTACGCTCACGATGACTTCGTCGACTCCTTGGCCATTGCGTGTTCTTTGACACAAGAGCTGGTCATGCCTGAGGTGGAAGTCTCGACTTCTAGCTTCTACTAGAAATTTCGAGTTAGTAGTGCAAAAGCGCTAAAACTACGTCAGACTTTTAAGTGGAAATAGTCGACTTTTCCATTCCATTTATTAAGGAGTTCCTTATGGGTATTGCACCTGCACCCCAGTTCCCAGAGCGTGGCCCACAGGCTTACGAAGTTAAGGGAGCTGGAAACGCTGAGCGTCGTGGCCCCCTGCGTTTCGAAGAGGGCATCGCAACCGACACTGACGTCCCCACCGACTTCCAGAAGGGTATCCAGAGCGGATTCGCTGCTGCACCTGGTCGTCCAAACCGTAACGCACCTGTTTGGCAGAAGCCTGCAGCTGAGACCCTCTCAGAGCGTGCACACGTTGGTTCGGCATCCTGGATTGAGGCCCCAACATTCCTTGGTGAGTTTGCTCACGGTTCGTTCTCGCAGAACGCCGAGCAGACTGTTGAGACCAAGGTTGTTTCGGGCGGTCGCGCACAGCGTCTCAACCCAACAGTCGTAAACGACTAATAACTGTTTAGCAACCTGTCCCCATCCTCAAATAGTAGGGTGGGGATAGGTGCAGACAGTTGAGGAGAACTAATGGCAGACGTACCTGTTAACGAGAAGCTCTACGCTATGGTCGTAGGGCAGGCTAAGGCCAAGTACCGTGTCTACCCTTCTCCTGGTGCCTCTCACTGGGTACACCGCCGCTATCTAGAGCTGGGCGGTAAGTTTGAGAGCTCCATCGACAAGACTCGTCGAGAAGAAATGATGGAACACGCCAAAGAGCGTGCCGAAGAACACCGCCGTGGTAGAGACCACGATAAAAAGCATGAGGATAAGAAGTAATGTCATTTGTAGACTTCTCTCCCCCCAGCTATAGGGCATCATCGTCCGACCTTACAATCAGCATCTCCCCTCTGGGTCTTGTAGAACTTGCTGATGAAGAGTTTGAGGTCCACGGTCCTCGCCTTAACCGCTACTCGCTCAACTGGGCTATGTACCTTGGTCACCACTGGGGTTACCGCCGCGAGCAGGGCGAGATGCAGATCTCGGTTAACTACTACCGTGCTTTCATTGACTACCTGAACCGTTTTACCTTTGGTAACGGCGTGCACTTCCGTAGTCCTAAGTTTACTGAGGCTATCGTTCCTGACCGTCTTGCCCGTGTCTGGGAAGTAGATAACGATAAGCAACGCGTTCTTATGGAGATGGCTCAGACGGGGTCCATTACTGGTGACGCTTTTATTAAGGTGGCTTACGAAGAGGCGTGGGAAGACACCATTGGCCGTGTACACCCAGGCCGTGTTCGCATCCTTCCTCTGAACCCTGCGTTCTGCTTCCCTGAGTTCCACCCCCACGATCGTGGTCGTCTGCTCCGTTTCAAGCAGAAGTACCGCTTCTGGGGCACCAGCCTCGAGGGTACTCGTCAGGTATTCACCTACACCGAGATTCTTACCGATGACATCATCGAAGAGTACATCAACGATGAGCTGATTGACTCTCGCCCCAACCCACTGGGCATGATTCCCGTCGTGCACATCCCCAACATTCCAGTATCTGGTTCTCCTTGGGGCCTGTCGGATGCACACGACATCATTACGATCAACCGTTCCTACAACGAGATCTCCACAGACATCGCGGACATCATCAACTACCACGCCGCTCCTGTTACCGTTATTGTCGGTGCTAAGGCTTCTAACCTCGAAAAGGGTGCTAAGAAGGTCTGGGGTGGTCTGCCTAAGGACGCTCAGGTATTTAACCTTGAGGGTGGTGGATCAGGTATCCAGGGTGCTCTGCAGTACCTGGAGACGCTGAAGCGTTCCATGCACGAGCTGATGAACATCCCCGAGTCCGCTCTGGGACAGGCTCAGCCAATTTCTAACACCTCTGGTGTAGCTCTTGCCATTCAGTTCCAGCCCCTGATGAACCGTTGGACACAGAAGTCCGCTCAGTACGGTAAGGGTCTAGAACAGGTCAACGAGCTGATCATGCTGACGCTGGCCACCAAGGAACCTGAAACTTTGGTTTACAACTCCGATGTCGATAGTGCACTGGTTGAAGGGCAGGCTACTCAGCTTGACCCCAATGACCCAATCACATACTTGACATTTACACACTTCCCCCCTCCCCTCCCGCTCGACAAGATCGTTCTTCTTAACGAACTGCAGCAGAAGATGGCAATGGGCCTTGAGTCCAAGGAGGGGGCGCTCCGTGCACTCGGTGAGGAATTCCCGAATGAGAAGCTTGAAGAAATTCGCGCTGAACTTCGTGATGAAGCTGAGGCTGAAGGCGCGCTGAACCTGCTGCGCGTTCAGGTACAGAAGCAAATTATGGATATGACTGGCATGATGGCTGGGCCTGACGGTACCGCTACTCCTGTCGACCCGATGATGATGGGTGATGGGGATGTTCTGGGTGATGGCGTTGTTGGACCGCCTGATGGAGTATCTCCTGCAGATGCCGCAGTGGCACAGGAGAACCAGGCTGCGGAAGCGCAGATCCGAGAAACTTTGGTAACTCAAGCATATGGAGAAAACCCTCCAGCAAAGCGAACAGTTGACAAAGACTAAGTTTTAATTACATGTAATCATATAATTAAAGCTCGTTGCCTAAAATCTACGGGTTTTAGCAACACACAGGTAAGGTCATGTGGCACGCCCTTTGGGCAAATCGGAAAACGACCAAGAGAATGAAAAGAGAATAGGTTATGCCTAAACAGGAAAACAATCCAGAAGTTGCAGATGCAACAACAGACGCTCCCGCTATGGACGCTTTTAACGAAGCAGCCGCAGAGGTAGCAACAGCTGGTCCTGCTTTCACCGCTGAGGATATTTCAAAGGCGCGTGCACAGGAGAAGGCAAAGCTCTACCCTCAGGTAGAGAAACTGCAGGAGGAACTCGCAATCCTCAAGAAGGAGCGCGAGGAGCGCGAAGCCGTCGAGGCAGAACGCCGTGCAAAGCGTGCAGAACGCGAAGCACAGCGTGAAGCTGAGAAGAAGGCCCAGCAGGAAGACGAGATGTCTTTTAAGAAGCTCCTCAAAACAAAGGAAGAGGAGTTCCAGGCTCAGCTTGAGCAGGAACGCCTCGAACGCGAAAAGGCTTTCGCTCTTCTTGAGCGTGAGCGCGAGTTCCAGGAACTGCAGCAGTATCGTTCACAGCGGCTCGAAGCAGAACGAGACAACATCATCCCCGAGCTGATTGACCTGATCTCAGGCAACACTAAGGATGAGATCGAGCAGTCCATTGCGGGCCTTAAGGAACGCAGTGGTCGTATCTTCGAATCTGTAGCAGCAGCATCGCAGCAGACTCGTAAGGAAATGCAGGGTGCGCGAATCACGTCCCCTGCGTCTGGACCCCTCGACAACGACTCGGAGCAGCGATCATACTCACCAAACGACATTTCTAACATGTCTCTGGCTGATTATGCGAAGAACCGTGCCAAGTTGCTTGGCAACACAGGTAATAACCGTGCTGGACAGGGATTGTTCGGGTAATTTAACCAACCTAACATAACCACCGAAAGGTAATATAATGGCTTCAGCTATTACTGGTTCGTCGCAGCTCGCTGCTGCACCTACCGCATACTCAGGTTCGAACAGCCAGCTCTCGCAGGCTATTCAGACCATCTGGTCGAAGGAAATCCTCTTCCAGGCTATGCCCATCCTCCGCTTCGAGCAGTTCGCTGTTAAGAAGACCGAGCTTGGTGTTTCGCCTGGTCTGCGTGTTAACTTCCTCCGTTACAAGAACTTCGCAGTGGACCCCGCTCCACTGACCGAAGGTGTCCGTATGACCACCAACGCACTGACCGCTGAGCAGATTGCTATCACCGTTGCAGAGCACGGCTACGCCGTTGCTGTTTCGGAGCTGCTGCTCAACTCGTCATTTGACGACATCATGGCATCCGCTTCGCGTCTGCTCGGTCGTCACATGGCTCAGTACCTGGACCTGCAGGCACGTAACACTCTGTCGGCTGCTACTTCAGCAACCTTCGGTTACGACCGCCACAGCATCTCTGGTGGTGCTTTCACCAACTACGACGAGGGTACTGTTGGTACCTCGATCGCAGATCTGGACGGCTACCACAAGCTCACCACTGGTGCGATCAAGGACTCCGCGCTGGTTCTGGCTGGCAAGAACATCCCTCGCATTGGTGAGACCTACGTTCAGTTCATCCACCCCAAGCAGTCTCGTGACCTTCGTTCGAACCCTGAGTTCATTGAAGTCACCAAGTACGCTGCTCCTGGTAACTTCATGCTCGGTGAAATCGGTCGTCTGTACGATGTCGTATTCATCGAAACCACTCAGGTTAAGAAGCTTGCTGCTAGCCAGTCAGGTTACACCACCTCTTCACTCGTAGGTGCTCCCGCGAACCAGAGCTCAATCTCTGACGTTCTCGCTAACACCAACCCTGGTGAGGGTGGAAACCCAGTTTCAGCAGACTACACCGCTGAAAAGGGTTACCTCACTTCTGCAACAGGCAACTCTGCAGATGTTTACGAGTCGATCATGATTGGTGACAACGCCTTCGGTCACGCTATCTCGCTCCCCGTTGAGCTCCGTGATGGTGGCGTTCTCGACTTCGGTCGTGAGCACGCTCTGGCATGGTACTCCATCTGGGGTCTCGGTATCATCACCGACCAGGCTATCAATAAAGTCTACACCAACTGACCCAATTACTTACTGAGAAGTAAGTAATAACTATAAACTCCCAATCTGTGGTACAGTAGTAATACTGGAAACACAGATTGGGAGTTTTAGTATGTGCACTATAGAAAACTGCGAAAAAGAGACACATTCAAAGGGGCTGTGCCAAGCGCACTACCGACAAGAATTGCGGCGTGCCCGAGGCCTTAAAAAACCAGGGCCAAAGCCAGACCCCACTAAATTCCGTTCACGGCATAACCCCGACAACCCCTCTCGTTCTCGTGAGCCTAAGGGGCGCTCTCTCAAAGAAGAGTGTGTCTGGGGGCACGCATACGCCGAGCACGGGACTGTTCGAGGAGACGGGAAGCGCATCTGTAAAGAGTGCCAGCGTATTCGCACAGAAAAGTATCGCAATAAAGTTTCTCCAGACCGTAAACGCTGGGAGAGCAAAGAAGTACGTCTAGCCTCTAAGGAAAAGCGCAAGGCGGATAAAGAATACCGACAGACGCACTGCAAACGTGGGCATGAATACACCGAAGAAAATACAATTTATTATGAGAAGTTTCGTCATTGCCGTAGCTGTAGCCGCATTCGTCAACTAGAACGCAACTACGGCGTTACTGAGCAACACGTAGAGGAGATGCTTTCTAACCAAGAGAGTTCTTGCGCGATTTGTAAAGTGCCATTTGAGGGAACCCCTCGCGTAGATCACGACCATGAAACAGGGGACGTGCGCGGTCTTCTATGCCATTCCTGCAATACTCTCTTAGGGCACGCTAAAGATAGCGTCGAAACGCTTAAATCAGCTATTGAATACCTTGAGAAGTTTAGCGACAAAACTGCAGAGTAATACGTAAAACTTAATAAGTAACTGTGTTTTCAACACAAACAAAATCAAACAAGGAAGATAAACTATCGTGGCAACTAAACCAACTAGTCCTATGGACGCAACAGGACGCGCAGCTGAAGAAGCTGCTAAGCGTAACGCAAAAGAACTCGCAGACCGCAAAGAGGAACTCTCTATTGCTCGAGCTGCTGAGGAAGAGCTTCTTGAGAACGCGGTCTTTGACCCCAAGAAGCCAGATGCCCCTATTCTGATCGACGAGATCGAAGAGGTTGGCGTATCTCTCAAGAATGAAAAGGTGGTTATTCGTACCCACCAGGACATTGAGGACATGACGTACGGTGTAATCAACGGCACTCCGCAGAGCTACACCTTTAAGGCTGGGGTTAAGTACTCGGTTCCTAAGGACCTGGCACTTTACCTCCAGGGCCTTGGCTATCTCTGGATCGCCTAATCCCTAACTAAACTGTCCGTCTCGCTGGTCATCTGCCCTCCTCACCAGCGAGGCGGACTTTTGCTATGTAATCGCCCCAGTTATAGGCGAAAATTAATAGATAGAATCTTCGGAGGATTTATGGCCACGCTTGATAGCCTCATCAATAGAGTGCGCGTTGAACTCGGTGATCTGGGTAAGTCCTTCGTTACTCAGTTTGTAGCCGATGGTAGCACCAACCGCTTCAAGCTCCACTACTCTCCTCTTGATGGCAATGGCATTATGGTATTCAAGAATGGTGTGGATATCTCCAACGAGTGCTCTGTAGAGGAATCTACTGGTGTTTTGGTAACGGACACTCTTCCTGCAGATGGTGATGAGTTCACCGTTAGCGGAACCTACTACCGCTACTTCACCGCATCTGAAATGGGGATGCTGGTAAACGACGCTCTGGTGCAGCACACAGGCCGTACCACAGACTCCGTAGGACGCCAGATAACGGTGGCTAACCTACCCGTCATTGAGGAATATCCCGTAGCTATTTACGCCGTCACACTGGCCCTCTACACGCTTGCTACAGACTCCGCATTTGACATTGACATCCAGGCTCCAGATGGTGTGACTATTCCCCGTGCTGAGCGTTACCGTCAGCTCATGGAAATGGTACAGACACGTCGTGAGCAGTACCGTGAACTGTGCACCTACCTGGGTGTCGGTATGTACAAGATTGACGTACTCAGCCTTCGCCGTGTTTCTAAGGCTACAGGCCGTTACGTTCCTGAGTACAAGCCACAGGAAGTCGACGACCGCTCCTACCCACAGCGGGTACACATTCCAGAGCCTACGTATGGCGACCAGCCTGCAGAGTGGCCCACCAACGGTGGCGAGTTTACCGCTTATCAGGGGCGCGCGTTTAGTGCTGACGTTGCCTTTAGTGGAACGTTTGACTCAAGTACAAGCTTTATCGCTCGTTTGCTAAACCAGCGAGGCAGCGTTGTCCATGTTATGGACTTTGATCTTTCAGTAACTGATGATGGATCAGGTAACTACGTGGCGACATTAAGCCTGACTCCAGACCAAACGCTCTTGTTGGCCAACCGTACATACTGGTCGATTGAACTTGTTGATCCCAACAACACTGACCCTAATAGTGGAACGTACTTGCCTAATGAGATCAGGGGAGGCAACTTCTTCACGGTTCGTGCAAGTGAGGTAGTTCTTTAATGGCTATTAACCCTGATGCCCCCAAATATCCTGAAACAGACACTGACCTCCTTCAGAACGGTTCTCAGGCAGAACTTCATCCCCCAATTCCTCCTTATAGCAGCCCCGATTACCAGGTTCCTAATGATCAGGTTCAGCCTGAGGTAGACATCGACCTGCTTCCTGGAGTTCCAGGGCAAAGAGGTGCGACTGGTCCTACAGGTCCCGCAGGTCCCGCAGGTGTATCCACCGCTAGTGCCCCCATCTCTGTAGACTCTAGCCACAACATCACTATTAACCAGAGTGGGTTTAACCACCTTGGTAATCTGCAGTACTTGCAGATGGATGTAAGTCAGAATTACCGTTCGCAGGCCCCAGGTCAGCTTGCGTGGAATGATAACGACGGTACTCTTGAGTTCCAGATGAAGGATGGCGATGCAAACCTTCAGATCGGCCAAGAACTCAACACCCGTGTCCGTAATGGCACAAGCTCTGTCATTCCTAACGGAACAGCTGTATTTGTTCAGGGGTCAGATAATGACCACATGGTAGTAGCCCCCATCATTGCTGGGGATCAGGATTCGTCGGATGCCTTCCTTGGCGTTATGACTCAGGACCTCGCAGTAAACGGCGTTGGATACTGTACGACATACGGCATCATCCACAACCTGAATACTTCAGCACTGCATGAGGGAAGTCTGATCTACACGGATCCAACGACAAACGGTGCGTTGACGACCAATCTTCCTACCTGGCCATACTACGGAATAATCGTCGGTGTGTGTTTGTTCCAGGACTCCACTGCTGGGCAAATCTTTGTGCAGTCAAAATACCTGCCGTCACTGGATGAGGTCCAGAGCGTTTCTCTAACAAACGTCCAGGATAACGACCGCTTGGCGTTTGATGCGCTGACTCAAAGCTGGATAAACAAGCCTGCAGACTCAGGTCCTACTGGTCCTCGGGGTGCGACTGGCCCCACAGGTCCTCAGGGTCCCACTGGAGCACGCGGTTCTGATGGCTACGTAGGTGCGGATGGAGCTACAGGGCCGACTGGTCCTCGTGGTTCAAACGGAGCTACTGGACCCACTGGACCTCAGGGTGTCCAGGGAAATCAAGGTATTCAGGGAAACCAGGGTATTCAGGGACCGACTGGACCAACAGGCCCTCAGGGACCCACTGGTCCTACAGGGGCACAGGGTGTCCAGGGTGTGCAGGGTGTTACAGGTCCCACTGGCCCGATTGGTGCGACTGGTCCTCAAGGAACTCAGGGTGCACAAGGTATTCAAGGACAGCAGGGTATCCAAGGTCCTACTGGACCTACTGGACCCACTGGAGCAACTGGAGCTGTTGGCCCAACTGGGCCCACAGGTGCGCAAGGTATTCAGGGAATTCAAGGACCTACTGGTCCCACAGGTGCTCAGGGAGTACAGGGTCCGACTGGTCCGACGGGTGCTCAGGGCATTCAGGGCGTAACTGGTCCAACGGGAGCTACAGGAGCAGTAGGAGCTACGGGTCCCACTGGTCCGACAGGCGCTCAAGGTATTCAAGGTATTCAGGGCGTCACGGGTCCAACAGGTGCCACAGGTGCAACAGGCCCCACTGGACCCACTGGTGCAGTTGGCTCTACTGGACCCCAGGGTGTCCAGGGTATTCAGGGTAACGTCGGCCCAACAGGTCCTACTGGGGCAACTGGAGCTACAGGACCTACAGGACCTACTGGTCCAACGGGTGCTCAAGGTATCCAAGGTGCCACTGGTCCGACAGGTGCGCAGGGAATCCAGGGTGTTACAGGACTTACTGGGTCTACTGGCCCTCAAGGACCTACAGGTTCACAGGGACCAACTGGCTCAACGGGTCCTACAGGCCCTACGGGTGCGCAAGCCGAGATTACACATTCAGATTCAGCTCCTGGGTCTCCTTATAATGGTCAGCTTTGGTTTGACACAGCAAACAACCGATTGTTCATTTGGTACGTTGACGTTGACTCTGCTCAGTGGGTAGAAGTTTCTGCAGGTTACGCTAACAACTTAGAAGCAACTACGGACATTACTCCTGCTGCTGACAACACTTACGCTTTGGGAAATTCGTCTTATCGTTGGAAAGATATTTATCTAGGTCCTGGTACTTTATATATTACCGACCAGACTCTGCGCACTGATGCTGCCATTACCGTAAACAATGGAGTGTTCAACATCGGTGGTGTTGTTCAAGCACAACTACCGCACCTTGCAGTCACTGACCTTACTTTTTCAGACGGCACCGTTCAGACTACCGCAGGGAATGGGACTATAAGAACTGCTACGCCTGGTAACTCCGTAAGAATAGACATGTCCGTTGATAGTATCGTCCACATTCACGTTACCTCGGGAACTCTTACAGTTACTTTATCTAACCTTACTGCGGGTAGAACTTGTGAGTTATTGGTCATGTACGGAAACACTTCTGGGGCACAGGTTTTGCACGGAATAACTGGGGCTTATCAATCCAGCAACTCATCAAATGGTCAGTCTTTTTTCTTGCCAACTAAACAGTTCAGTTCTTACAGGTATTACTGTGTAGACGGTACTCTTGCAAATACCTTCGTAGTAGGGCAGATCATCTAATGGCAGTCAACTTTCCTAACAGCCCAACAGTGGGCCAGAAATTCACGGTAAATAATGTTACGCGTGAATGGAATGGTACTGCTTGGATTTCCATTGCCTCAGTAATCCAAGGACCTACTGGACCGCAAGGACCTCAGGGTACATCCATCAACCTCAAGGGAACTAAGGCAACCGTTGGCGACCTTCCTTCATTGGGAAACATAGTTAACGACGCATGGATTGTTACCGCTGATGGTGACCTTTACGTGTGGAGCGGTACAGCTTGGGTTAATGTCGGCCAGATTGTTGGTCCTCAAGGCCCTACTGGACCAGAGGGCCCTACTGGCCCTGTTGGCCCTACAGGTAGCGCAGGCATTACGGGTGATACTGGTCCAACGGGAGCTACAGGAGCAGTAGGAGCTACGGGTCCCACTGGTCCGACAGGCGCTACAGGCCCCCAGGGAGCTACAGGACCGACTGGTACACAAGGAATCGAAGGACCGACAGGACCGCAGGGTATCCAGGGAATTCAGGGTGTGACTGGTCCTACAGGTCCTCAGGGAATCCAGGGTGTTACAGGACCCACGGGACCCCAGGGTGTCCAGGGTATTCAGGGTACTCAGGGTATCCAAGGTGTTACTGGACCCACTGGACCTCAGGGGATTACAGGCCCCACGGGACCCCAAGGTATTCAGGGCGTAATAGGACCAACTGGACCGACTGGACCACAAGGTATTCAGGGTATTCAGGGTGTGACTGGACCCACAGGTCCTACTGGGGCTACTGGTCTTACTGGAGACACTGGCCCTACTGGACCTATGGGCCCGACAGGACCTACAGGTGCTCAAGGTACTCAAGGTGTGCAGGGCGTAACAGGCCCGACAGGCGCTCAAGGTATCCAAGGTACCCAAGGTGTGACTGGCCCTATTGGAGCGCAAGGTCCCACTGGACCCACTGGTGCTCAGGGACCTCAGGGTGCTCAAGGTAACATTGGACCCACTGGCCCCACTGGTGCTACTGGCCTCACAGGTGATACAGGTCCAACAGGACCCCAGGGTGTTCAAGGTGTTCAAGGGCCGACAGGTCCTACAGGAGCAACTGGTGCCCAAGGAGCTACTGGTCCTACAGGACCACAAGGTAACCAGGGTATCCAGGGTATTCAAGGTATCCAGGGCGTAACTGGCCCTACGGGACCAACGGGCGCTACTGGTGCCACAGGTATTCAGGGTCCGACAGGCCCCACAGGCGCGACTGGTGCTGCATCAACTGTTACTGGTCCGACAGGTCCAACAGGTGCCACTGGTTCGACGGGTGCCACTGGCCCTACTGGTCCGACAGGCCCCACTGGTCCACAGGGTATTCCTGGTAACAACGGATCCACAGGAGCAACTGGTCCTACAGGACCCACTGGTCCGACAGGTGCTGCATCTACGGTTACTGGTCCTACTGGTCCGCAAGGTACTCAAGGCCCAACAGGTCCGACTGGTCCTACAGGCCCAAGTGCAAACATCTCTGCGACCAACACAGTTACTCAAGGACGTCTGAGCGGAGATGTCTCAGTAACCCCCAATGCAGACCTAGTTGTCCCGTTTATTTCTGATTTTGATCCGAATAGTTGGTGGAATGCCAGCACCAAGAAGTTCACCCCAACAATTGCTGGATACTACAGCATGACTATGCAGGTGTGGTGGACGGTTGCTGCAGTAACCAACAACCAGACCAATATCCAGATTCGCAAGAATAGTAACACCATTGCGATCAGTCAGATTCCAACCACTACTAGCCAAGCAACGTATCAAAATACCACTAAGTTGGTGTACCTGAATGGTACGACAGACTACGTAGATTTTACAGCTTACACAGGTAATAGTTCTTCTCAGACTCTTCAGTGGGGTGGAAACTCCAACGGTCAGGGAACATTCTTCTCCGCCGCTCTGATGACTACGGGTATCGGTCCTACAGGTCCTACAGGTTCTACGGGTGCGACAGGTAACACAGGTGCAACTGGCCCCACAGGACCTACAGGTCCCACGGGTGCGACAGGAGCAGCATCAACTGTCACAGGACCTACAGGTCCCACGGGTGCGACAGGAACCACGGGTGCCACAGGACCCACTGGCCCTAGCGGTGTCATTTCTGTTTCATCTCCCATTACAAACTCAGGCACATCCACATCCGCTACTATCGGCATTACCGTAGGATCTACTGGCGGAGTTCAAGCGTGGAACATCAATCTTGATAACATCGCTGCAGTAGCTGGAACTGGCTTCCTGAAGAAAACGGGAACCAGTACCTGGGGCCTGGACTCAAATACTTACATTACATCTCCCTCAACCCCATCTACTTATGACATCCTGAGCTATAATGGAACAACATGGGTAACCACATCATCACTCGACGGAGGATCGGCTTAATATGGCTAGAAAAGCCCTAATCCAGCTGCGTAGAGATACAGCAGCGAACTGGACTTCCGTCAACCCCACCCTGGCAGCTGGTGAAATTGGTTTTGAGACGGATACAAGCAGGTTCAAGATTGGTACAGGCTCTGCTGCCTGGACAGCACTAAACTACAGTTCTAGCGGGGTAAGTGTTGGTGCTACGCCCCCCTCTACGCCTACTAATGGTAGTCCTTGGTTTAACACCAACGACGGTACGCTTTACATTTATTACACTGACGCTAACTCTTCTCAGTGGGTTCAGATAAAGGCTAATTCTGCTCTGCAGTCGTCTATTCTTTCTCGCCTTGGCGCTTTGGAATCTCAGGCTATTGCTTTTGGATATCTCAGCCCCAACTACATTATTAATGGTGCTTTTGATTTTAATCAACGCGCTTTTACCAGCGCTACTACTAACGCCTCATGGGGGTTTGATAGGTGGCGTCTAGAAACTGATGGAACAGGTGCGACCTATTCTTCTCAGTCATTTACCCCAGGAACGGCCCCATTGGCAGCTGTTGAAGGTACGTCTTTTGCGCGCCTTGTAACTACTGGTCAATCTATTACTGGAACATACACTATTCTTCGCCAGCCAATTGAAGATGTACATACCCTGACTGGTCAAACAGTCACCGTTTCTTTCTGGGCCAAGTCTGCTTCGGGAACACCCAAGATTGCTGTTGAGTTTTATCAAAACTTTGGTACTGGAGGATCTTCAGCAGTATCGACCCCTTTTGGTGCAATTACCTTGACTGGTGGCACCGCATGGACTCGCTACTCAGTTACGGGTACCGTTCCAACTATTCTTGGAAAAACTTTTGGTGCTGGAAACTGTCTTGAGCTTTTGCTTTGGGTATCTGGTGGCAGCACTTTCGCTACAAGAAACTCCTCTATCGGTATCCAGTCGAACACGTTTGACGTTTGGGGTGTTCAGGTTGAGCAGGGTTCTGTTGCTACTGGCTTCCGTCGTAACGCTAACTCGTTACAGGGTGAACTAGCCGCATGCCAACGGTATTACCAAACGGGAAGAATCAGTTACGACCAAGGATATGTTCCAGTCAACTCGGCGTGCGGGATGAACGTTGTATTTCCCGTTCCAATGCGGGCAACCCCGACGGATACTTACTCTTTTAGCGGAAGCAACTCTAGGCAAGGGGCTAACCGATTCTTGACAAATACTTCGTTGGGGCGTTATTGCCTTTCAAACAGTACGGCGGCTCTTACCGCTTATGAGGACTACACAATGACTGCGGAACTTTAGGAGGTAAGCATGGCTACTGTATCGCCTACGGGCATTTATTATCGGGCTGCTGGTGGTCTTACAGCATTTAGACCTTATGTTCTTCAAACTAGTGGTTATATTGGGATTAGTGCGGAGCTATAATGAAATACGAAACTATTACTATTGAATCTATTGGTAAATCTCAGGATTACATTATCATTGATAAAGGTAATGATGAGTTTGAATCGTTCCCTGTAGATGAAACTAATCCTCGCTACATTCAATTTGTTGAGGAGAATAAGAAGTAATGGCTGCTTTAGACTTCCCATCTCCCGCGACTAACGGGCAAACGTACTCTAACTGGATCTATGACTCCAGTATTCCTGGATGGACTGCACAACCTGCATCGGTATCTGGTGCAACTGCTTCTGCAACTGCGCCTTCTTCCCCTAATGCTGGTGATCTCTGGTACAGCACCAATGAGGGTCTCCTGTACGTCTATTACAATGATGGTACTTCTTCTCAGTGGGTAGAAGTAAAGGCCAACTCCTATCTTGGCTCTACTCTTTCGGCTAGAACTGACGCTCTTGAAAATGGTTGGAAGAACTATCTGCTCAATGGAGCTTTTGATATTTGGCAGCGCGGAACTTCTCAATCTACATCTGGGTATGGCTCTGCTGACAGGTGGTACGGCTTAGCGTACGGAACAACTACCCTTTCTCAAGAAACGTCTGATTTACCCACAGGTGTTAGGTATGGGATGAAGTGGGTAACCGCAGCGGCTTCCAGTTTTGTGCAAATTCATCAGCCCCTTGAAACAGCCATGGTCATTCCTTTGCGTGGTCAAACAGTAACTTTTTCGTACTATGCAAAGGTAGCAGGTGGTTTTACAGGGAATCTAACCGCTGAAGTTCTGTACAGCAATGCCACTACAGATGCCTCATACTCTGGAAATACAACAGCGGTAACAGTTACGGGAACTCCCTCGGCCCCAACATCTTGGGCTCGTCTCACCTTTACTTTTACTGTTCCTTCAGATGCGCTAAGCCTTCGGGTTGGAGTTGTTCCTACGGCTGCACAGGCTTCTGGTGCAACAGTTAGGTTAGCAAATGTACAGTTGGAGGTGGGCGGTGCAGCTACTCCATTCCGCCGTGCTCACCCATCTATCCAGGCAGAACTTGCAGCATGCCAACGTTATTACTGGCGGCAGTACTCAACACAAGCTTATTCAACGCTAACTACTTACGGAACAGCTCAGTCATCTACCGTAATTATGGCGGACTCAGTATTCCCTGTTCCTATGCGTGTTGCCCCAACTAGCGTAGACTTTTCATCGCTCCTTGGGTATGACGGGTTTGCTACTACTATCCCCGTACAGTCGGTGTCGCTTAACTTTTATAACAACTTTTCTGCTGGTGTCGCGTTTACCGTTAACTCCGCTGGTTTAACACAGGCGCGACCACACGTCATCATTTCAAATAACACAACGGGTGCATACCTTGGATTTAGTGCGGAGCTGTAATGAAGTACATGATTGTTAAAACAGACTTTATGGGAACGCCTACGTTTTCTATCATGACGACTGAAGACGAAGTAGCAATGACGAGTTTTCCAGCCGTAGTGGGAAATCCTCACTATGACCTACTCCTTACTCAAGCAGGGCTTACTGATGAGCAGATGCTTGCCACTACTCCTGGCGTATGGAACGATCTTAAGGTGGTGGCTTAATGGCTCTTGATTTTCCTTCGTCCCCAACTAATGGGCAGCAGTATGGCGTCTACACGTATGATAGTACGCTAGGTGCTTGGCGTTCTCGCTCTACATCCTCTGCGGCTACCTACGTCTCTGATACTGCTCCTGCCGCAGCTAATAATGGTGATCTTTGGTGGAATAGCACCGACGGTACATTCTACGTTAGCTATAACGACGGCAACTCTACCCAGTGGGTAGAGGGTCGTGCTCCCATTACTGCCAATGGATACACCTCCCCTAACTACATCATCAACGGCGGGTTCGATGTCTGGCAGCGCGGCACAAGTGGAACCTACGCAAGCGGTTCCTACTCTGGTGCTGACCGTTGGGTATGCGGGTCGTCGTCTACAACTATCTCGAAGGATGCTGATGCTCCGACGGGCTTGCTTCAGTCACTGAAGATTGTCGCTGCCTCAGCCAACTCCATCTACCAGCGCATTGAGGCTGCAAACTCGACGGCCCTTGCTGGCAAGACTGTGACGCTCAGCTTCTACTACAAGCGCACGTCGGGAACTGGAAACGTAGATGCTCGCTTCTACTATCCCTCTGCTGCTGACAACTTCGGAACGGTTACGCAGATTGGCTCAACATCTGTCATCTCTTCGTCCCCTGCATCGTCGTGGACTCGCTACTCGGTGAGTGTGGCGCTTCCACCAAACGTGGTGAACGGACTTCAGGTCCTCATCAACAACGATGGCAATACCACTTCGTACATCGCTGGTGTGCAGCTGGAGGAGGGTACGGCTGCTACGGTTTTCCGTCGTAACGCTAACTCGATACAGGGTGAACTAGCCGCATGCCAAAGGTATTATTGGCGCTCTTTGCCTCCAACCTCGAACTATCAACAACTTGCTATGGGATTTGTGACTTCGGGAACAAGTGTTGACCTTTACGTTAGTACGCCAGTCCCCCTACGCATACCGCCAACATCTATCGACTACGTTGCCGCTAACTTGCAAGTTCTTGATACTGGGTTTGCTGGGAGTCTTACAAGCCTCGCGGTGACATCTTCTTCTGGCGTAACACCAGTTGTTATTACTGCAACTGGAAGCGGGTATACAACCACCCGTCCTGCTTGGCTTCGTGTTGGCCCGAACACTTCGGGCTATATCGGTTTTAGTGCGGAACTGTAAGGAATAACTAATTATGGGACTTGATTTTCCAGCATCACCAAATAATGGTGATACATACAATAACTATTACTATGACTCTAGTATTGGAGCTTGGCGATCCAATGGCTCTACTACTGCTCTAGGTACTAGAGTAACCGCCCTTGAAGTAGCTGGTACTACTACTAATAGGAGTGGGCTAGTGCCTGTTACTCCAACAAGCGTTGTTGTTGGTTCTGGATCGGCAACTGTCACCGCTAATGGTTTGATTACGCTCTCATCTGTTAGTTCAATAAGCCTGAATTCGGTATTCACATCTACCTATCAGGATTACTTTATCAAAGTGGATCTGAACTTCTCTACCAATACTGCCCCTAACGTCAGACTAAGAGCTGCAGGAACTGACACAACAAGTGGTTACTGGTCTGGTCGCCTTTATCAAATCGATGGAACAATTGGTGGGCAGAACAACTCCACCAATGCTACCTGGGGTCTCACGGCTACAGCAGTGCAAAAGTACTACGGAAACATGACCATGTATAAACCCTTTGCTATAAACAACACGTACTCGCACCACTCTATTTTTGCTATCACGGGAGCATCTGATGCCACTGTGATTGCTGAACAGCAAGCAACGCAGGCATATTTGTCAACGACTTCATTTGACGGTTTTACACTATACGGAAGCGCAGGGACAGTCTCTGGGACCCTTCAGGTTTACGGCTATAATTAATTACTAGGATTAAGGACTAGATCATGGAAGATATTACCCCCGCAGACTCAGCAGTACCCGTCTATCTTGTACCGCTGAGCGAGGAAGAACTCGCAGAACGCGAGCAGTGGGCTAAAGATGAAGCGGCGCAAGCTGCTGCAGAAGAAGCCAAGATTGCTGCTAAAGAAACAGCGAAAGCTAAACTTGCTGCTCTTGGCCTTACAGAGGTTGAGGTTGCAGCCATTCTAGGACTGTAGCCAAGTTATACTTGTAACTAAGCTTATTTATTAAAGAGGTTATTCATGCCTAAGATCCAAGTTAGACGCGGTACTGCTGCGCAGTGGACGACTGCTAACCCCACACTTTCTGCTGGTGAGTTTGGGTATGAGACTGACACCAAGAAGTTTAAGATTGGTGACGGTTCTACTGTATGGGGATCTTTGAGCTACGCTCAGTCTGGCGCACTTACTGCTACGCCTTACTCGCTGACTATTTCCAACGCGTTCTCAAACTCGGGAACGTTCAATGGTTCTAGCGCAATTACGCTTGATCTTCCATCAACCATTGCTCGTAATGCTCAAACTGCCACTGCTCTGCAGACTGGCCGTACAATTAACGGCACAACGTTTGACGGCTCTGCTGCGGTAATTGTAGGTGGCGCTATCTACGGTCAGACGGCCAGTTCTGGCGCTACATTTAGGAATATCTACGTAAGCCCTTCGGCCTCTGCTCCTACATCCCCACAACCTGGAGATGTTTGGATCGCCTGGTAAGGCGTAGATAATGGCTCAGTGGGATTCAGGTAATCTATCTACTACGGGATACGGTTACTTTTATATTAGGCTTTACGCCACAGAAAACCCTAACCAGGGTGGAAATTACTCCACGGTTAGTTGGTCGTTATACCTTTATGGAAATAACAACAGCTTTCACGCAAACTATCCACACATTTCTAGCTACTACGTAAACATCGGTGGCTATGAATATGGGGATAGTGTTACGTATGATTTTGCAGGTGCAGGTGGAGCTGTCTACTTGGGCGGAACAACTACGGGAGCGATATCCCACAACGCCGATGGTTCCAAATCTATTTCAGTGTATGCGTCATTTAGCGGTGCTGATGGGTACCCTCTTGGTGATGGAAATACTGGTTGGCAAGGCATGGGCCTTACAGACTTCCCCATGCCCCCATACGCTACATCAACACCCACCTATACTCCCCGTGTAAGTGGAAATAACTCAGTCACAATATCTACAGGTGGAAGCACTTACTCTGGAGATCCAGGAATTGACTACTACCGTTATCACATCCTTAATAGGAACACCAATACATGGTCTACTGTAGACACAGGCTCGCCGTATACCTTTGCAGGAGATTACTCGGCAGATTACTACGTCTACACTACGGCCCATAACTCAGCTGGTTTTGGGCCAGACTCTAGTGGTACAGAGGTTTACGCTGCGCCGTACATTAGCTCTGTAACTCTTCCTTCGGGAACAGTTGGTAAGACATATTCGGGATCAATTATAGGCACCAAGGTTGACTCATACTCTATTTCTTCTGGAAGTCTGCCAGCTGGATTGTCTATTTCTGGATCAAGTATTGTGGGTACCCCAACCATTCCTGGAGTGTATACTTTCACACTTCGTGGTACTAGAACTGGGGTTGGAACGTATGACTTTGCGTCTCAAACAGTGCAGGTATTTGCTGGTGGTCCGTGGGTATACCTGTCTTCTCCCTGGACATCAAAGACGGTTACGGCTGCAACCACAACTGGTGGTGCAACCACAGTTACCACTAGTGCTGCACACAACATTAGTGAGCTTAATCAGCCAATCACTTTGAGTGGGTTCAGTGGCGCACAGGCATTCCTCAACGGAAACTGGGTCGTATCTTCTTGGACGAGTAATACCCTAACTTTTACTACGGGAGCCTCCAATCAAAGCGCTACTGGGTTGAGTGGAACTGTGGCTACTTCCTGGAAGCGAACCTCTATTTCCGCTTACCCTGGTGGAGTCAAAACACAGGGATACACTAGAGTTTGGAACGGCTCAAGTTGGGTCAATACCGCATAACTAAGGCGAGCAATGAAAATCGGAGTATATACAATTGCCCTCAATGAAGAGCAATTCGTAAAAACGTGGTATGAATCGGCAAAAGAAGCAGACTACCTACTGATTGCAGACACTGGCTCTACAGACAACACTGTAGCCCTAGCTGAATCTCTCGGCATTAATGTCATTCTTGTTTCCATAAAGCCTTGGCGGTTTGATGATGCTCGCAATGCGTCTCTTGCCGCACTCCCAGATGATCTGGATTATTGCATTGCTTTAGATATGGATGAGGTCCTTCTTCCTGGTTGGAGGAAAGATCTTAAAGGAATGTTGGAACAAAGTATTACTAGACCGCGTTATCAGTACACCTGGTCATGGAAAAGTGATGGATCTCCTGGACTCCAATACGGCGGGGACAAGATCCATGCACGTCACGGCTATCGCTGGAGACATCCTGTTCACGAGGTGTTAGTTACTGATCGTACTGCTGAAATTCAGGGATGGTGTGGCCTTGAGATTCATCATCATCCAGATAACTCAAAGCCTCGTAGTCAGTATCACCCTTTGCTTAAAGTAGCGGTGGACGAGGATCCCCACGATGATCGTAATGCCTATTATTACGCCCGTGAACTTTATTTTGCTGGAATGTATCACGAAGCTGCTGCAGAATTTCGTCGTCATTTAAGCCTTCCTAAAGCGGTTTGGAAGCCTGAGCGAGCTGCGTCAATGAGGTATCTTGCTAAGGTAGACCCCGAAAACGCAAGTAAGTGGCTTCTTGCAGCTATCTTAGAAGACCCCACTCGACGTGAAGCCCTTGTGGAAAATGCACTTCTTGCATACTCCAATTCAAATTGGGCGGAATGTTATGAGTCTGCCAGGGAAGCTCTTGCTATTACTGAAAAGCCTCTTGATTATTTGTGTGAGGAATTTGCTTGGGGAGCAACCCCATATGACCTAGCCGCCTTATCGGCGTACCATCTTGGCCATAAAGGCGAGGCTATTGCATACGGCAAAGAGGCCCTAGCTCTAGAACCAGACAACGAACGTTTGCAGCGGAACCTCTCCTTTTATCGGTCATAATAGATAGATATAGGAAAGGTACCCCATGCGCGGAACTAAGCTACAGGGCAGATTTAACATGGACTATGAGTCCAAGTCCATGTACGAGGGCATCGCAGAAGACCTGGGCGGTACTGTTGGCCAAGAAGTGCAGTGGTTCCGTTGGCAAGAATACTTCCTAGAGCAGAACTACACGGATATTGTTGACGATGTCTATGATGTTTCCAGCTCTGTTCCTGGCAAGGGTAAGCGCTGGATGCTTCCATTCAATATGCCTACTGTTATGGCTCAAGTTATTCGTGGTACCAACGTTATGAACGAACGTGGTTTCTATGTTTCAGATACGCTCCGTCTTGTTATGAATGTTGGTGATGTACAACGTATGTTGCCAGGGCTTATCACAGACTCTAATGCCCACATTAAAGATCGCGTGATATACCGTGGTGAAGTCTACGTGCCTACACGTGTTCTTCCTCGTGGTTCCTTTGGATATCGATGGGCTGTAGTCACAGTTGACTTTAACCAAGTTAATCCTGAAGAACTTGTCAATGATCCACAGTTCCAGAAGTATGCTCTGGGCCCAGTTAACGAGCCTCGAGATGCCGTTTAAGTCACAGGCGCAGCGCGCATTTATGTATGCCACTAAGCCAGAAATGGCTAAAGAGTGGGAAAAAGAAACTCCTAAAAAGAAACTTCCTAAGAAGGTAAAGAAAAATGGCAAGTGAAGCATGGCAACGTAAAGAAGGCCAGAACGCCAGGGGTGGTCTAAATGAAAAGGGCCGCAAGTCTTACGAGGCTGCACACCCTGGATCTGACCTAAAGCCTCCCGTTAAGCACGAGGCTAAGACCACCGAACAGAAGAAGCGTCAGGGTTCCTTCCTGGTTCGCATGGGTTCTTCCGACGGTCCTTTATATAAAGACGGTGAAAAGACGCGTCTTAAGCTAAGCTTGGAGGCCTGGGGCCACTACGGTGACAAATCATCGGCTGTAGCTAAGGGACACCGACTGCTTTCCCAGGTACAGAATGCTAAGGAACATGGCAATGGCGGAAGTTAAAGCTGGTGGTGAAAACCACAGAGTTTATAAAAAAACCGACAACCGAGGTAAGGGTAATGTCGGGGATATTATTGTTGATCACACTGACCGCAAGGGCGGCCCCTGGGATGTAATCAATCTTACTCAAATGGGCGGCACAAAAACAATCGCTGAGGGAATAAAGGCCACTAAGGACTGGCACAAGATTGACCAGAGGGATAAGAAGTAATGGCTAAAGAAGTCTGGGACAAGAAAAACCCTAAGAAGAGCCACAAAGACCTGACGACTAAGCAGGAATCAGCAGCTAAAGCACGAGCAAAAACTGCTGGTAGGCCGTACCCTAACCTCGTAGATAATATGGCCGTTGCTAGAAAGAAGAAGAAGTAATGGCTGAAGTTAAGGTGGGGACTCGCAAGAAGTTTGGCCCATACAAGGGTTCTGCTCAGAACGGTGGGCGTGAAATCTACGTATGGAAGGTCAAGACGGCTACTGGCTGGAAGACTGAGTCCAAGAACAAGGCACGTGAGGACTACGAGCAGAAGTCTGGTCGTAAGCTTCCTAAGGGAACTGACGTAGATCACAAAAACAACAAGCACTCGGATGACCGTGCGTCTAACCTTCGTCCACTTAAGCACGGAGCAAATACAGCTAAAGAAAACAAACGGAGAGCAGGTAAGTAATGGTAGCTAAGCGTAAGCCCGATCCCCTGGAGCACCTCAAGAAGCCCACACGTATTGCGCATCCCGAAAAGGCGCGTGATCAGAAGATCATTGAGCGCAAGAATAAGGGCCGAGAAGTATCTAAGGCAAAACGAGGAGTAAAGTAATGTGTAACGGAAACTGCACCTGCGGAAAGCAAAAGGAACAAAACAATGGCAACTAAGTCTTACGAAAAAGGCAAATACACTGAGTCTAAGGACAAAGTAAAAGACGCGGCAATGACAAAGAATCTTACCCCAGAGCAGAAGAAGCGCTTTGAGGCCGAAGACAAGAAGCACGCGGCTAAGAAGAAGCCCAAGACCATGCAAGAAGACAAGAAGATCGACGCAAAGATTATCAAAAAGATTGTTAAGACTACTCCCAAAAAGAAGTAGCTCCAAAACAAACATTAAGGCCCTTGCTTAGCAGGGGCCTTTTTGCTACGCTAACTGCTATGGCAAAGGAACGTCACCTCCTTACGGAGATCGATGAAGATACGCTTATTGCGTTTTGTGAGGTTTGTGACACCCTTGTCAAAATCATATCTACAGGTAAGTACAAGGCTAATGGTGACATCTACTGGCGGTGTAAAAACGCACATCGTCGTGCCACACTAGACAAGAGTGCCCCTTGGCGCAAGCACAAGAAGTCTTACTGCGAAGAGTGTGGGTTTATTGCGTTAGTTCCGTCTCAACTACATGTTGATCACATTGACGGTGACAAACAAAACAACGACATCAGTAACTACCAAACGCTGTGCGCTAACTGCCATGCCTACAAGACTCACCGCAATGCGGACTGGATGTCCAAGAAAGTTTAGCCAATCATCGGCTAGCTAAATCCCGTATCCTTAATACGTGGGACTCCATGCGGACCCCATCTACATTTATGTAGTCTGCGCCTGTAAAAGGGATTTTGCGATGTCTTCTCCAAAATTTACGCCCTGGTGGAAGAAAGTCAATGACTATCTTTCATTCGAAGAGCGGAAAGAGTTCGTCCAAGGAGCGAATGGTCTTCGACCAAACCTTCCAACAGATGTTCTCATGGGTTTGCTCAGCTCAGGCTATGTAAACAACAAATTCGAGAAGCCGCAATCCTACACAGGCAAGAGCAGTGAAAAAGATATTTAGCGAAGCTTTTGAAAAAGCATCTAAGCGAGTAGCTGCTGACATGTCCAAGCAGCTAACGCGTAATGCTGTTCGTGATGGCTGGCACCCTGACGTAGCTGCTGGCCTTACCGTGTCTTACTCTGATGGCACGTTCAGTTCGAGCCATGCTCCTGAGCACTCTACCGCAGTATTTGACATGGAATACGGTACAGAGACAACTGCGCCTAAAGCAACAATTAGGAAAATGCAGAACAGCACAAAAGAGATCTCAGATCGATTTTCCGTCCTTTACGAAAAGATCTTGGTGAAATTATGAGCCAGTTTCTAATTAATGAAGATAAGGCACTCAGGGAGAAACTCCAGGGCATTACTGTGCACGATCAGGCTGCGGACGGAGCTATGACCCCTCGTAAAGTGGGGGTGTTCTTTGGACAGCCTGATCAGGAGCTTAGGGCGCAGAACTACCCCTATATCACCATTGACATGGTTGATATTCAGCGTGATACCCAGCGAGAGATGCGCGGCATTACTAATGCTGAATACCTCAAACCCAATAATTTTGGAATCGATGGAGCAACAGAGTTCTCCGTAGACCTACCAATTCCAGTAAACATTGACTATCAAATTACAACCTATTCACGACACCCTCGACACGATCGTGAGATCTTGTCGCAGATGCTAACAAGCAGACTCCAAAGATTTGGGTATCTAGAAATCGTAGAGAACACCGTGACCAGTGGGAACACTGAAACTGTCACGTCTACTTTCCGACGTATGGATCTCATTAATGTTGCAAAACGCGACAGTAACAGCGAGCAAGCAAAACGCTTATTCGTAAATGCATTTTCTGTTCGAGTATCTTCGGAAGTCGTACAGTCTGCATACCGAGCAATTTACAAGGTACTCGAAGTTCACGTCGATATGCCTTCAGGTGGTCGAGAAAACCACTTTGATGGTATTGGCGAGTTCGTAATCCCGTAACACTATTCGTAACCCCCTGAAATAATCACCCCCTAGTTAGGAGACTATCCATGACGACTTATAATCGTCCAGGAGTTTATGTGAATGAACTCCCGCTGGCAGCTGCACCAATTAACGGTGCTCTTGCTGCTACTGCGGCTGGTGCCGTTATCGGTGCCTTCCCCCAGGGTCCTGACAACGTTACACTCGTCACATCGTGGTACGACTTCGTAAAGAAGTTTGGTGGCTACAGCAAGTCCTACCCTGCGACTTTTGCTGTTGGCTCGTTCTTTAAGAACGGTGGCACAGAGCTGTACGTTAAGCGGATCCTTCCTGCAGCTGCAAAGAAGGTAGCTAAGGTAACCATTCCTTCGGCTCCCATTTCTGCTTCTGCAACCGTTTCAAAGGTATCGCTAACAAGCAACGTGGCAACTATCACCACGTCCGCTCCTCACGGCATTACTGCATCTGACCAGGTTGTTACTATTGCTGGTCTGACAAGTGGTAACACCGTATTCAACGGTACGTGGACCATCTCGGGTCACACTACCACCACGGTTAGTTTTGCGCTGACACACACCAACATTACCGAAGCAAATGTTACGGGTACCATGACTTACTCGTACAGCC